GCCCAAGAATGTGCGCAGGTTCACGTACGTTGGAGGCGGCTCCAATAAGTTCTGGGAGGTTGTCGATCCGTTCCAAAGCCAAGGCGACTGGGTGGTAGAGGTTCGGTTCGGTAAGGTCGGCGGCTGGGGGCAAGAGCACCAGAATGTCTTCCACTACCAGTCCGCTGCGATTAAGCACTACAACAAGAAGGTCTCCGAAAAGCTCGCTAAGGGCTACAAGGAGCAGGTTAAGCTCGCAGTCAAGGGCAACGTCGCTTCGTATGTCGTGTCCAAGCCCGTGGCCAAGCCCAAGCCCGTCTGCTCGCACAACGACCTGTCGCGCATGGGCGAGAAGTGGAAGTGCAAGGCGTGCGGCAAGGTGGTTGAGTTCGACAAGCCTTCCACCGACAACATGACCATGGAAGTCATCGAGACGAAGGTTCGCCGCTTCTTCAACCTCAGTGCGAGGGATGCTGAATGAGGGGGCCTTTCACTCGCAACTGTGCCGAAGTGATCGAGGAGGAGACGCAGGCGTGCTGCCTTGCGCCTGTGTCTTCCTCGATTGCCGAAGGCGGTCATGAGAGCCTGTGGTGTCAGAGGGGGCATGGCGTCAAGGAATGGTTCGTACTGGATGCTGACGGCAAGCAAATGGCTCTAGCAAAGCTTAACTCCTGCCCGCAGATCCTTGACGCTGAGATGATGCACCAACTCAGCATCGACCCAATGTTTAGGTCGATTCGTCCCCTGCCTCCGACCCATCCTTGCAAGCGTGGGCATTATGATTGGTACATGAATCCAGATGAGCGGTACCGTTGCCGTCAATGTAAGCGTGAGCGCTATGAAAAGCTTAGGATTGTGAAGGGCCACAAGAAGCGTGGCCCCAAGCTCGATCCTGAGGAGGTGAAGAAGCGCAACCGCGAGCAGATGAAAAAGCGGTACCACAGCGACCCGGAGTTCAGGAAGCGCCGCAATGCCGCCAGCCGGAAGTATTGGAAAAAGTACGCAGAGAAAAAGAAGAAAGGGAGCTAATGGGAGAAACCGCAATCGTCAAGAGGCCAGTTACGACCGTCGAGCACTTCAACCCGGAAGATACCGGGGCGCTGTACATGCAGACAAGCCTGTTTGAACAGGTACAGAGGGCGGCCTCGATGCTGTCGAGGTCGAACCTTGTGCCTGCTCACCTCAGGGGCGACGACAAGGTGGCTGACTGCTTCCTCGTCATCGAGCAGGCTATGCGCTGGAAGATGAGTCCGTTCGCTGTGGCGCGTAACACGTACGTGCTCAGCGGGAACCTTGGGTACTCTGGCTCCCTGATTGGAGCAGTGGTGAATGCCAGCCCAAGGATCACTGGCAGCCTGAACTACACCTACACCGGGAAGGTTGGGACGCGAGAACGCAAGGTGGTAGTCACGGGAACTCTCAAGGGGGAAGCTGCCCCTCGCGAGGTCGAAGGGACCGTTGAGAGTTGGGCCACTCCGCAGTGGAAGGCTGCCGACTATGACCAGAGGTTGTCCTACCGTGGTGCCCGCGAGTGGGCACGCAGGCACATGCCTGAGGTCATCCTTGGCGTTTACGCTGAGGAGGAGTTGGAGCAGATCGCTACTTCCAAGCCCACCTCGACTACCGTAAGCGTCGAGTCGCTAGAGGATTTCGTAACCCCTAAGGGCGTGGAGGCTACCGACGATCACAAGGGCAAGGTGCAGACTACGCCTGAGTATGCAGTCGAGGCCAAGCCTGTCGAGGCTGAGATCGTGAAGCCCCAGCCCAAGGTGACGACCGTGATCGATGCTGGGGAGGCTCTCAAGGCAGAGAAGGCCACTGCCAAGAAGTCTCCCAAGGACAAGACCATCGATGAACTCTTCGGGTAAGCGTAAGCTTCACCTGAAGCTGCGCTCGCTGTGCCGTCCCGGCGGGTACGTGGTGCTCGCCGGGACGCCTGAGGATCTCAGGAAGGGGCTGGGGCTGGCTATAGCGCAGTTTGCGGAGTCGGTCACGCCTACGCTATACCAGTCCCGTCATGAAGCCAGAGTGCGTGCTACATTGCTCATGTCCGCGTTGAGGCAGACGGGAGGCTTTCAGTGAATCTTGAACGTATGCGCAGCGTAGTCAAAGCTCTCACGGTGGCCGAAGAGACAGGCCAGCTTAAGGGTGGTGGCTACTTCGACATGCAACATGACATTCTGTACATCCCGTGGGACAGGAAGGATGGCATCGTAGCAGAGATGCTTGATGCCGCCGGTTGCCACTGGGAAGAGGATGTTGAATCGTGGGCATCGTTCTAGGAGGTTGAATGGATTTTGACCCTGAGACGGGGATTTCGGCGTACCTGCATTGCATGCACTGCATTGAATCGTGTCCTAAGGACGAGTCGCCTGCTGAATATGCGAGGCTGTCGATTGGGGCCTCGCCTACTGGCGACCTGATCGTGTGGTGCAACAGGCACGGCGTATGCGTGCTCAATATTCGCAACGACAAGATCGGTGAAGAACTGTTTCAAGCGGGCGGCGCAGAGTGCGCTGGCTGTGGGAAGGGAGAGAAGTCACACTGATGCTGAGCGACCAGAAGAGAACCCATCCAGAAAAGCCAACGCTAGGGTCTACTCAGACCTCGCGTGAGGCGAAGGAACTTGTGGAGGCGCTTCAGAACGTCCTCCGTAACGAGGAGGCGTGGTACATTGCGGAGCAACATCTTCGGCGTGCTCGCGGTGGGCGCACCATCGAGGAGCAGTTTGCTGAGATTCTTGAGGAAGCCAATGCGTGAGTGGATCGAAGCCTTCAGGCATATCTGGCACCATGACGATGATGCCAAGATGAAGCGCATCGCCTTCAAGTACGACCTACGTCGGCATATGGATGGCGAGGTGATCCAGAAGACCGGCGAGATCATCCCCAAGGAGAGTGTGTGAGGGTTAGGGCGAAGATCAGCTTCGACAGGCCCTATCGCTTGAAAGACGATGAGGCCGATGAGGAGGCGATCAAGGGCTTGACGGATCTTTGGCGCGGATGGCTAGGGCCAGACGTTTCCAATTTGAAGATTGAGATTATCTGGAAGGAGGGCGAATGATCCACATCGAGCAGTGGCTCATCGACTGGGCGCGTATGCTTGACGGCCTCATTGGCGTGGTGACGTTCACCGTGTGGCGTCCGCAGTGGTCGATCTACGTGACCATCTGGAGCCTTCAGCGAAGGCTAGATAGAGAAGAGGGCTGGTAATGGAAGAGACATTCACGTACTACGCGATCTACGCAGAGGGACTGTACTGGAACAACATGACTGGATACTGGGACACTCGCCCTCGACTGTGGAGTCGCAGGGCTGACGCCAAGGTGTCGCTGAAGTATCAGCAGACCCACAACCTCAACCCGGTATTCCAGCACGCTATCGTCATCCCGATGGAGGTAAAGCCGCTGTGAGAGGCTCCAAGGTCAAGAAACTTCGCAAGCAGTATCGGCAGGTTATGGAGATCGTCAAAAACATGGACCTCCCCGATGGCGCACATGTGATTTCGTTCCGCACGTTTCGCAAGCGAGCATGTGCCAAGCGGTAGAGCCTACTGATAGCCGATATCCCGGCTGGTACTGCTGTCGAGACAACCGCTTCAACAAGGGACGCAAGTGTGTCTCCTGTGGGGAGAAGAGGGACAGTAAGCCCGCGCCGGGGATCATGACTAAGCTCCCACGCAAACGGAGGAAAGGGTGAAGAGAGACGCAAGCGTTCGCCACCCAGAGGCCGAAGAGTTAGCTGCCCATCTGGTTCGGTTCTTTAACGCAGCCTTTGGTAGGAATATTCGTGGCTCGCGAGAGTTTATTGATTCCGTGTCTGCCGCCCTGAATAGCGGGTACGCCAAGGATGAGCTACGGCTCGCCTTCTGGGTCGCTCGCTGCTCTGCTGGCAAGGCAGCATGGCTCACTGAGCAGCTTCGCGGGGATATGCTTCCGCACATCGTGCTGAGGCACCACGGACGCCTAAACAATGTGACCGGCAAGGAAGCCAAGCGCTGGCTGGACGACTTGCTGGCACGGGCGGGTGAGGCCAACCCGACCATGACAAAGGCTTTGCTCAACCTATTGCCAGCAGACATGAGGGAAGAGGAGTTGGCCCTCCTGACCCGCATGGGAATGAAGTGTGAGTGAATAAGCCCGATATCAATAACCCTGAAGTACTGCTGATCGCTGGGGCGCTACTTAAGCCCGCACTCGCCTCTGAGGCAGCGCAATACGTCGAGCCTGATGACTTCACCGACCAGAGGTTAAAGCTGATATGGACCGCAATCGTAGGCATGCTGGACGAAGGCGTATCTCCCGACAACATAGATCCGGTCGGCGTCGGGAAGAGATGCGGGGATACGTCGGAGGCTCAGTTGAGGGTGGCGCAGTTCTGCAACGAACTGGTCGATCAGATGCCTCGCCTGAGTTCGCTGGTAATGTCGGCCCACAGGGTGCGCAGACGGGCCACAATGAGGTTGGCTCTGGATCGGATGCGGGAGATTGCAACCGACCTAAAGAACCAGATCGAGGCTGGGGACGGTGATGCGCCCAACCTAGATGAGTCTCTGGCGGGCTTGTCTATCGCCGTCACTAAGCGCTCAGACACGCAGACGCGCCGCGTGACGTTCAAAGACATGGCGCGTGACGTGATGCTGTACTTCGACAAGCTCGCCACGCATGACACTGGAGCGGCTATCCCTACAGGGCTGCCGAAGGTGGACGACTGGCTTGGCGGTGGGTTGCGTCCGGGCCAGCTACACTGCGTGCTGGCGAGCACGGGAGACGGCAAAACAGCGTTCGCCTCGCAGATCTGTGACCATGCCGTGTCCAAGGGCAAGCGTGCTCTCATGTTCTCAATGGAGGTCGATCCGCAGGACATATACATCCGCGACATTGAGCGAGAGGCTGGGGTATCCCGGTGGGATCTCCGGTACGCCAACACCAAGGATGAAGCCATCACTAAGCTGGCAACAGCCATGGGGACATTGCTGCAAAACCCGCATCACAAGGTTGTCTACGGGGAACCGATCTCCGTAGAAGGTATCCGGCAGGCGGTGCTCACTGAGAGGCTACGCACCGGTCCTATCGACCTTGTGGTGGTAGACCATGCTCAGGTGGCCCTGCCAAGCCGTGAAGATCTAAAGACGATGCCCCGGTACCTTGCGGTCAAGGGCACGGCTGAGGGCCTCCGCGCCTTGGCTCGTCAGCTAAACGTAGCCGTTGTTCTGACAGCACAGATGAACCCACCGCCCAAGGGTGAGTCTCCATCGATGACTATGGTCCGTGAGTCCAAGGACATTAACCATGCCGCTGAGGTGGTGCTCGTCCTATGGCATGAGAAGGACTTCAACATTGATGGTTCGGTATTCATCACCAAGTCGTGGGTGCGCATCGAGAAGGCCCGCGCAGGACGCGAGGGCAAGGTGCAAGTTCACTACAATGGCAAGATCTTCAGATTTGAGGAGGTAGCACCGTATGAGTGAAGTGCGGGAACTAGACCCGGATGTAGCAGAGTTGTGCAAGATTCTCAGGGAAGATGCTAGGTTTGGCAAGTTCTCTATTGAGGATTTCATCCACGCCATACAGGAGTTCGTAGAGCAGGATCTGCACAATTACGTCATCAACGCCCCGGAGAGCGAACCGCCTCACCCGCTGGTGATCGCGTGCTTAGAGGGGTGCGTCAATCACCTAAGTGATGCCAGTATGGCTTACTACGCGAGCCTGAAGTGAAGGGGACAGAATGAAAAATGGGAAGAAAGTGCCAGTGCGGCGGAAGAAGAAAGACGTTGACATTGACGAGATTTTCCCTTCTGTGGAAGCGCCGGACGAGCCGGTGCAAGAAGTGCAACAGCACGATGACAACGATGGAGTCGGACCTAGCGGTATCGCTTGGCACACTGAGAAGCGACGTGTTGGAGATCTCACGGAATGGGATCGCAACCCTCGTCGCTTATCCGAATCACAAGCCAAGCATCTCGCTACTAGCCTGATCAAGTTCGGGTATGTTGAGCCTGTGCAGATCAACACCGACAATCGCATCATCGGCGGGCATCAGCGGGCAAGGGTGATGCGGCAGGCGCAGTTAGTCACAGATGACACCATGATCGATGTGCGCGTGCCGTCGCGCAAGCTAGACGACAAAGAGTACGAGGAGCTTGCGATTCGACTTAACAAGAATACGGGCGACTGGGACTGGGAAGCCTTGAGCATCTCGTTCGATCAGAATTTTCTGAGAGAGGTGGGCTTTTCGCCTATGGACTTTGGCATGGTGGGCCTAAAGACTCCAGAGTTCGAAGTCCCGAAGATCGCTCCTGCGCCTCTCAAGGAATCCAACCTGAAGCCTAGCAAGCCCCGTACCTGTACGCACTGCGAGCAGCGGTGTCATTGTGTTGTGGAGGAGAGCCATGACGAAGACTAGTACGCCCGGTTACGACCGTGGCACAGGGTACGCAATCGCGGCCACGCTGACCCGCGTGAGGCAGATTATCCGGTACACCGCCGAAGGACCGGCGTACAAGGATGACAAGCCTTGTCAGCGGATCTGTGCGGCGATCATCAAGCAAATCGATGAGGAGTTTTCATGAGAATCGAGATGGACGACAACGCCAGCATCGCTACCGTGATTGCGCTGATCGTCACCCTGCTGGTAGTGGTGACCTTCAACGCTCGCGCATGCTCTATGGCACAGAACCGTGAGACTACGGAGCGCTGCAAGGCTCTGATCGAGTCGAAGGCTGACCCTGTGTCGGTGAACGCAACCTGCGGGAGGCAGCCTCAGTGAGCGAAGATAACCCTAGCCTACAGGACATGATTACCGCATTCGAAGAGCGTATGAGCACCAAGCGCAAGCAAGAAGAGGCGGAACAGGAGAAGCTTCGCGCTAGACTGCGTGAAGACTACCTGAGGCGCACCGGAAGAACGGAGATGAAGCCATGAGGGATTCTACGGAGTGGGTGGTTGTCTACTGGAACCCGGAGCGCAGAGAGCAGCGCTTCAAGGGTGACGAGAAGGATCGGGCCATGCGGCAGGCAATGTTGCTCCCCGCGAGCGCCAAGATCTACGTGGACCATGTTAACTTTGGCGAAGAGGTCCATGTGAGATGAAGGCTCCGCGCTCCTGTAGGAAATGTGACGCCAGAGTTGACTGGCGTAAAGACAAGCCCGCAGGAGCGCATAGAGCCGTCTTCAGGTGCATGACCTGTGGGAGTCCGACCCACAAGATCAAGGGGCTTCGGAAAAGCACGTACATGGCCCCCGGCTTGTATAGATACCGGCAGAAGGTAAAGGACGCAAATGAGCTTTGGCGTCATCTCATTTACAAGAAAGCGGTGGATGGGAAATGTGCAGTCTGCGGAACCTCCAAGGGCTTGCAAGCCATGCACCTCTTCCCAAAGGGGCGTTACCCACACTTGCGGTTCGACCTCGATAATGGTGCTCCGGGGTGTCCGGGTTGTCATAGGCGTCTCACAAACGACCATGAATCCCACCGCGATTTTTGCATCCGCTATCTAGGATCAATGAGGTATGAGCGCCTACGCCTAATGTCGATCTCTCGCAGCAAGATGGACATAGATCTCGTTATGCTGTATCTGAAAGCCAAGACTGATGAGAGCAATCCTCCGTAGCCATTCGGGGTTCACTCGCACCATAGGCATACACTACCCTCCACCAGACCATGTAGCCATGGCTGTGTCCGACAGCGGGGCGCAGATCTGGAACCCGCACGATCTGATGACCGGCGAACAAGCCATCTTCAAGCAGGTAAAGTTCTATCGGATCTGTAAGCTGGACCACTCTGACGATTGGCTTTACGAGCAAGAGTCGCGGATTAAGATGCCGGAGGTATATTCCATGACAGGCAAAGAGGCTACAGAGCTTGTCGCCTCACACAAGAAAAACTACAACTACAGCCCAGAAATAGAGGCTGAGATGGTGAGGATTGGGCAGATCATCAAGGCGCATGAGGGCGAGAGTGCCTACAACTTTCTCACTCGTTTGTACCAGCTAGCAGGCACCATGGTGCAGCAAAAGGCCACGAAGGCTCTAGAGATGGAGCAGATGAAGCTCCAGCAGCAGTACAAGGCTGCCCAATCTCAAGTGTATGAGCAGATGCAGCAGAAGCTTGCGCAGTATGATGCTGGCCAGCTAAAGCCTTCGTGGTGGAACGATAGCTACTCCAGCCAGACCAACGCTGTTCCCCACTATTCCTTTACGAACATCACCACTCATACGACAGAGGCAGTCCCCGCGCTAGTACAGCCAGAGGTCGAGCCAACGGTCGAGACAAGAGTTCCAGATCCGGTTGAGCCGAAGAAGCGGCTCATGAAACGCAATATCTAGAAGTACCCAACGTGGGTGTAGAATTTTTCAAGGAGAAGAAGGAAGATGAAGCTGAGCCAAGTGATTGCCGTCGAGAAGGGCATCAAGTCCAAGTCGCAGGCTGAGGTGGACGCCATCTACAAGGCGGTCCAGAAGCCTGCGCTGTTCGAAGGCGCAACGAAGGTCTACAAGAAGAAGGCCGACGACGACGAGGATGTTCCGGGCCAGAAGCAGCACGTCCAGATGAAGGCCAAGGACGCCCTGACGGACATTGCGGCCCGCTGGAAGGCGCTGTTCGATGTGACCGCCCAGAAGGACTACGCCAACTGCGTGGCCCTCGCCAACGTGGTTGTGGACGGCACCACGGTGCTCGCGCAGGTTCCCGTCACGTATCTGCTGTTCTTGGAGAAGCAGTTGACGGACCTGTACACCATCGTGTCGAAGTTCCCGACGCTCGACCCGGCTGAGCAGTGGCAGTACGATGCTGCCGGATCGGTATACTTCACGGAGCCGGTGCTGACAACCCGGACCAAGAAGCTGAACAAGGCGCTGGTGCTGTACCCGGCGACCGACAAGCACCCGGCGCAGACGCAGCTTGTCACCGAAGACGTATCGGTGGGTACGTGGGAGACTCGTCGGTTCTCCGGTGCTCTCCCGGTGGACGAGCGGCGCAAGCTGCTGGACAAGATCGAGCGGCTACAGCATGCGGTGAAGTCTGCCCGTGAAGCCGCCAACACAGTGGAGGCCCCGCAACAGGAGGTGGGGCAAAAGGTTTTCGGCTGGATCTTCCAGCCATAAGGGTTCGGAGCCAAACTCAGCTTCAAGTTGAAGCTTAGGAGCCAAGAGGCTGCTTAAGACTTAGACTGTCGCTCCGAAGCTGAGCACCACTTCGTACACTGCCAATCGAACGCTCAGGCCGCAAATATGCTGTAGACGCTGGTTCGAATCCAGTCGGCCCCTCCATAAAAAATCTGTGGGGCCGTAGGGTAGCGGAAACCCGGCAGCACTAAGAACTAAAACCTGAGCTTAAACGCCGTGGTGGTGGGAAACGAAGCTTGCCGCAGTACTTGAAATGCTTCCGGCAAGGAACATTACTTCAATCGGGGCGGGGGGTAGGGTAACTCCCCGCCCCATCTTCCGTTAGGCTCCAAAGAGTGGAGGATGGGAATGCGACTGTTGACAAATCTGATGCTGGTGACGCTGTGGCTGATGACTGCATTCGGCGCAGTGACGATGGTGACTACCTTGCTAAATCTGCCATCGACCATTGCGGTCGTAGCCGGTGTGTTTAGCGGCGTCTTCTTTGGCTGGACGCTCTACACGGCAGCCAAGATCATGTGGAGAATCAAGTGAAGAGAATCTTAGCCCTTACCGTTGCCGTGATGTTTCTGTCCCTCACAGCCTGCACCCGCATCCCGCCGGGGCACGTTGGGATCGTCGTTAACCAGTGGGGATCTGAGAAGGGCGTGAGTGACTACGCGCCCAAGACTGGCCAGTTCGTCTACAACCCGATCACCACGTCGGTGTTCGACTATCCGACGTACATGCAAAACGTGGTGTGGACGCAGAGTCCTCATGAGGGGTCGCCTGTAGACGAGAGCATCACCTTCACGATCAAGGGCAACATGGCGATCAACGTGGATGTGTCGCTGGCCTACGACCTGACGCCAGAGAAGGTGCCTCACTTCTACGTCCAGTTCCGCAATGACGACCTTGAGGCTTTCACGGACGGGTTCATGCGCAACGTGGCGCGTGACTGCTTCAACGAGCTTGGAGGGCGCTTCGAACTCGATCAGATCATGGGCGACAACGCTGTCTTCGTGGACGCAGTCAAGTCGGAACTCCAGAAGCGTGTGGCTGAGTATGGCGTGAACATCAAGCAGTTCGGGATCATCGGTGCGCCAAGGCCCCCGGCAGAGGTGCAAGCAGCCATCACAGCAAAGATCGGGGCCACGCAGCTTGCCATCCAGAAGCAGAACGAGCTTGTGCAGGCTCAGGCAGACGCTGCCAAGACTGTCGCCAAGGCTGAGGGCGAGGCGAAGTCGATCCTCGCGGTGGCACAGGCGCAGGCTAGGGCCAACGAGCTACTGAACAACAGCCTGACCGACAAGCTGGTACAGTACAAGAGCGTTGAGAAGTGGGACGGCAAGCTACCCCAGATCACCGGGGGAGGCACCGTTCCGATGATCAACCTGAAGTAGACCGCCGTGCCGGGGTGGGGGTACAAGATGCCAGAATCTTGTACCTCCACTTTGAAGTACCAAGAGTACTTGACACAGTGTTGTACACTAGGTTCTAACGATGGGAGTGGGCGCTGGGCGTTAGCCGGTCTCCAAAACCTGCGAGCAGGGTTCAATTCCTTGCACTCCCGCCATCTTGATCAGCAAGCTCTAACGAGAAAGGTTAGAGGGCCAGCGAGAGGATGTAGCTGGTGCGGTCCTAAACGTGACCGGGTCGAATTGACAACACGGATCGTTCAAGTAAAACGAGCGGGGATGGTGTAACGGCAGCACGGGATCCTGCCAAGTTTCCAGTACGGGTTCGAATCCCGTTCCCCGCTCCAAAGACGTACGTGTGCCCCTGATGGCCAAAAGCCTGATGGGGTGCCATGGGGAGCTAGCCTTAACGGTAAGGCACCCGGCTGTAACCCGGCGGTTGGTCACCATGCCATCGTGGTTCGAATCCACGGTTCCCCACCAATATCTCTCGCGGCTGGAGTATCTCCACGCAAGCCATACGTTACGTTCAATCGTAGGTGCCGCCAGTAGGACGCGCAGATCCTCCTAACCCACGACGGTAAAGTAGTGGCATTGCCACGAAAGGCCCGACCGGGAAGGTGACCCTTAGAAGGGTTCAAGCAAACTGCGATTTGCGGGTATCGTCCAACGGCAGGGCCTCAGCCTTCCAAGCTGATGATGACGGTTCGAATCCGTTTACCCGCTCCAATCATCCCGTGGCGCTAGTTGCGCAACGACTGTTTATATCAGCGTAGGGGAGGTGCGAATCCTCTAGGGATGCACGGCGTACCAATGTTTAACTATGTGTTATGTGTATTGCGCGTGACCTAAGAGACAACAAACCGGAGAGAACCGGGTGCCGCCAGCCGACTCCTTATGGGGGTCGATAGCTGGTGGGAAATAAACAGGGCGGGGATAGGTTCCCGTCTTATTGTTTCCTTCGTGAGTCCAAAGGGCTGTGACAAGGCCAGCCACACGTAGGAGAGACAGCCCGCTGACGAAGCGGGTGCTGAAAGGCTAGAGCAGAACGCATCTAGCTCGACGTGCCCCAATGCTCCAGAACGGGCTAGGGGTTCGTATGCCGGTCTAGTGATAATGGCAGCACGGGTGCTTGGTAAGCATCCAGTTGGGGTTCAATTCCCCAGACCGGCTCCATGCCCTTGAGGTGTTACTGGCAGCATAGCAGACTCTTAATCTGACAGGTTGGGGTTCGACTCCCCACAGGGGCACCAAACGCGAGCGTATCCCAACGGCAGAGGAAATAGGTTGAGAGCCTATTCAGTGGGCGTTCAAATCGCCTCGCTCGCACCATGCCAGCGTGCCCCAATTGGCAGAGGGGCTTCGCTCAGACCGAAGTTATGTGTCGGTTCGAATCCGACCGCTGGCACCATTCGGGAGCGTAGGCCAACGGCAGAGTCAGGGAGCTTAAACCTCCCACAGTGTCGGTTCGAATCCGACCGCTCCCACCATGGCGCACTACTCCAACGGCAGAGGGAACCGGCTCAAACCCGGTACAGTCTGAGTTCGAATCTCAGGTGCGCCACCATCCCGGCCTAGCCCAACGGCAGAGGCAATGGTCTTAGAAGCCATACAGTCTGAGTTCGAATCTCAGGGCCGGGACCATTCGTAATTCGAGAATCAAGAACGAGTCATGATGAGGGGGATGTAGGCATCCGGCAGAGGCCGCTACCCTGTCACGGTAGTGAGGCGGGTTCAACTCCCGTCATCCCCGCCATGATGGCTCGTAAGTCGGCTACGCTTAGCACGGTGCGAGTCCGTATCGAAGACAGTGCTGCGGAGCCATCACCAACTATGGGGGAAGTGCGGGTTCGACTCCCGCTATCCACATGAAGACTTGCTGGTCGGCTGTGATAAGGTCGAGCAAATTGCTCCTGATAGCGGAGCGCCAGTCCAAGCCGTGGATATAGTGTAAGGGTAGCACTCCCCCTCATCTCAAAAGGCGTACCATAGAAGTGGAGGTGCCATATGCCTGAGCATCTATGCAAGGAGTGTGAGTTCTTCCATGAACTTGCAAGCGAAGACAAGAAGCGTATCTGGCTTGGGCAGCAGTACGGTGAGTGTCATGCCCATCCGCCAGTATTCCATCGCAAGGCATCTTGGAAGTGGCAGAACGAATGGGCGTTCCCAGTTGTAGATGGGAACAACCCGGATACGTGCATGGATTACAAGTAGTTTTTCGGGGGGCGAGTAGGACGGGAATACATCTGCCTTGCACGCAGATAGAGTGGGTTCGACTCCCACGCTCTCCACCAATTTGGGCCTGTAGTGATAACGGGAGCACACTAGGCTGGCAGTCTAGTCGTCTGGGTTCGATTCCCAGCAGGTCCACCAAGCTCTGCTAGCGGTGATGCTAGTTGGGGCTACGCCGGTAATGCTCCGGCGGTGCTTGGGCACCGCAGGTTAATCCCGGCTGGCGTTAGACGCAAGGCGGCTTCTTAGCCGTCGGGGAGTCACGATGCTGCCTACGCGCAGATCTCTCCCCACTTTGCCCTCGTCTTCCAATCGGCTAGGAAACTGCCCTCTCAAGGCGGCAACACCAGTTCGAATCTGGTCGAGGGTACCAATCGTTCTGTTGCGGGGTCGTCCAGTGACGACTACTGCCTCATAAGCAGTCAGGTCAAGGTGCAACTCCTTGCTCCGCTCCCATGGTTCGTTAGTGAAACGGCATCACAAGTGGTTTACACCCATTTATTCTGAGTTCGAATCTCAGGCGAACCACCATGGCAGTCCAAGATGGAGATTGCGACGGCCTCATAAGCCGTATCGCGGGTGGTTCGAATCCACCGGCTGCCACCATTCCCGACACTCCGTCGGGATTCTTGTCGGGATACGATCAGAAGTAGACTAACAAGCACAGGTCATTCATATTGCGAACCTGCCACGTTCCAGTGAGGCGGCGGTACCACCGGTCCTTGTTGACGTGGACACACAGGCAAGCCTCTCAATGGCTTCTTGGGTAGCTCCCAAGTCGTGTCTTGTTGGTCTTCTTGTGGTCGTAGCTTAAAAGTGAAGCGGGAGGTTGTGGCCCTCCAGAAGTCGGAGCGTTACCGACCGATCACCCCAATTACGGGGATGTAGGGTAGTGGATTGCCCGCGTGGTTTGGGACCACGAAAGCGCAGGTTCGAGTCCTGTCATCCCCACCATTTAGTAGGACGCTGGTTGCGGTTTGCGTTAGGGTGTCATGCTCAGTTTAAAGGTCATCGGCTGTCATGGCTGCGACCTCCACACGCTCTCCTTGGGTTCGATTCCCATGCCTCTTAGTTCAGGCGTGTAGCCTACGCCTTGCGAAAATAGACGCAGAACCCTTCGGGGGGCTACATTCGGGGCGTATGCTATTTGGGAAGTTCAGCGAGGCCCATAAGTCGGATGAACCTCCTGCTGCTTGCCGGTTTCAGTGGATGGGTGGGAGTCCCAATCTAATTCAGAACCGGCTCAACGGGGAAGTAGAGAAGTCTGGCTATTCTCACTAGCTTCGGAAGCTAGCAAGCGTGGGTTCAAATCCCGCCTTCCCCACCAGACACTTTTAGTGGGTTCGTTTGTGGACGTAGTCGTGTTCGTGGAGACCACACGTTACAACGGCAGTTCACCAATTCTCCTACATCACGGGAGATAATCGCCGTGCCTCAGCGAAGTGATGCTCTACTGAGGTTCGATGCAGCGCGGGCAGTAAGCTGGCGTATCGGAAGAGTGGGAGAATCCCTATGGCCTTCCGAAGCAAGTGCTCCACACCCTTGTCTGGCCAAGGACGGAGACTGGGCTGCCCCCATTTGAAGGAAGAAATCCGGGTTCGACTCCCGGCGTGCGCCTACGGTGCGCGTAGTATAAAGGAAGTACGCTTCCAAGTTTGAAAAGTCCGCGAAGGTGTGGGTTCGACTCCCACCGGGATGAACCGACCAACGGCTCCCGTAGCTCCAATTGGAAGAGCATCGCGGCAATTGGCCCATCATTCAACAGCAGGATACCCGGCTCTGAACCGGACAATCATGGTGCGAATCCATGTGGGCCAGCCAATTCCGTTCCTCAGTGGTGAGCAAAGGCAACACACTCGACTGTTAATCGATGAGATGCTGGTTCGAATCCAGCCTGAGGAGCCATCCCCTGCAAGTGTTATGGCGGCATGCGCGGCTTTTAACCGCTGCGGTCAGAGTTCGAATCTCTGGTGGGGGACCATCTTAAAGCAGACCATCTAAGAAGTGGAGCGGCCCAGCAGCGTTGCATGCACTGCTAATCGGCTGCGTTGGTCTGCCATCCACCCTTGGTGAAATCAGAATCACGGTTGCCTGATTAGCGACAGTCCGGCGTGCGAAGCGTCGAGGGTGGACCAATCTTGCCGGGAAGGTGTTGAGGGAGACACGCTCGCCTCGTAAGCGAGAGATGGCGGGTTCGATCCCCGTACCCGGCTCCAAATACTATGGACAAAAAACTGTTGTTTAGCCTTACCGCCAAGGACTTCGAGGTGCAGACCTTCTGCACCGGAGGCAATGGTGGGCAGCACCGTAACGCGAAGCAGAACGGAGTGCGCATCATCCACACTGCTTCAGGTGCCAGAGCAGAGCATCGCGACGGCAGAGATCAGGGCAAGAACAGGGCCGCAGCGTTCGGAAAGCTGATCGAGACAAAACAGTTCAAGGCGTGGCACAAGCTAGAGGTCGCCAAGCGCTTGGGCATGATCCAAGACGCTGAACGATCCGTAGAAGAAGCCATGCAGCCAAAGAACATCCGCGTAGAAGTTCTAGCGAAGGATGGCTGGCAACAAGCTTAAGGTGACCTCCTGCGCACCCAGAAGATGCGAGGGCTTGGAAGGTGCTGCTACTCACCTCGCGTGGTCACTGAGCCGACTTAGCAATTGCAGTCAATGCGCTCGCCTGAAGAGCGAGATAACTGGGGGCGGCACCCAGAGTCGGCACCAATTCGGGACACAGCTTGGAAAGCTTTAGGGCGTGATGGACATGTCGCAGTTCTAGACACCACCGGCATGTGAAGCGTTGCTCGTAACCTGCACAAAGCGGGTTGTGGCGGTTTGAGTCCGTCGTGTTCCACCAACTTCGCCGGTCTATCAAGGATAGGAGCGGGCTTGTACCCTGCTCAGCACGGAGCGTTACCGTGGACCGGCTCCAATGGGGTAATCGTCTAAACGGAAGGATACTAGCCTTTCAAGCTGGAAGATGAGGGTTCGACTCCCTCTTACCCTACCAATTTCGTGCCCGTAGCGCAGTGGATCAAGCGCGGCGCTTTCCGAAGGCGTAGGCCGTGGGTTCGATTCCCACCGGGCACTCCAGTTACAATAGAGCTAGGAGGCTCACCCATGATCGTTACCGTAGCAGTGACTGACCTCACCACGCGCCAGACCAAGCGCTTGGCTGAGTTCCTAGCAAACCTGAATGTCCAGCGTGTCGCTCAGGGCAAGGCACCGTTCCCGACTGTTGATGCCTATGCCGCTGACTACATGCAGGAATGGCTCACCGGCAACATCCGCACGTTTGATCTAGTGGATGGGGACATGGTGCGTGAGGCGTACATCAACGCCAACAACACCACGCAGGCAGCCGTCAAGACCACCCTCAGCTTGCCTTAATTAGGCAGGTTGATTCGGCAAACAACCAAGGGAGTTTAGACAAGTATGAGCAACGGAGGAATCGCCATGACGTGTATATGACCCTAAGGAGGGGTCCACGACATGGCGAAGGGCAACGACCGTTCCGCGAAGGACAAGCAGATGGCGTCCAGACTCAAGGCTGAGGGCGTCGAGCGTCACACCGGGGTGTGCTGCATCTGCTACCGCATCATCTCCAACGGACAGGCGTGCGAGAACCACTACGGTGCTCACGCTCGCGGGTCCAACAACTAACAATACTGAGTGACACTGCATGTCATCACGCCGGGTACTCGCGCAAAAGCCCGGTCAGTGGCCCGTTCGTTCAACTGGAAGGATACTGCGCTACGAACGCAGAGATTCAAGGTTCGAATCCTTGGCGGGCTACCAATCTAGGGGGTTAATTTGATCCGCAACGGTCAGATCACACGCACCATTTTTTTGTCTTGCGTCGAGGCTGGCGTTGCGTACGCAAAGGATCATAGCCTTCGTCCCGGCTCTAAGCCCACAAAGGGTAGGATTACAGGCTCCCTAGAGCATGCTTTAGAAGCTGAAAAAAGCGGCAAAAAGTCTTTCGAGCAAGAGTTGCAGGATTGCAATAATGGCTCAGGATCGTGGATGTTCTCACAGTTCTTGCTTGCGATTATGCCAGACGCCGATACACCGGGTATCAAGCTATCCTGCCTGCACAAGGCTGTCCTGAAGGCCAGAGACGGCCTGCTTACACGCTGGCACAACGAGCCGCCAAAAGTGGACGGCATGGTATTCGTACTGGAGATCGTGCATCGGTGCTGCGAGTTCATAAAGAGCGCCGACATAGTGCCAGCCCTAGAAAAAGCTGTACGCATAATGAGCGAACTGAACATGGTGGACAACGGCGCTACCGCCGTGCAACTGTTCTTTCATGGATTTGTCGAGAAGCTCAAGACTTACCAAGGCCCTATCGTCTAACGGAGAAGGCACAGGTTTCCTAAACCTGTAATCCGGGTTCAATTCCCGGTAGGGCCTCCATTTCATGGATCATGCAGGCATAGCCTGCTAGGCGAAGCGACAGGGGTTAGTAGGGGTATACACCAAACGCAACCATCGCTCGCAACCGGGGTGCAACACCCAAGTGATCCGCCATGGCCCCACAGCACCGGAGCTACGAGAGTCTTCTAAACTCTCCGCTGCGGGTTCGAATCCCGCTGGGGCTTCCATTTCTAGAACAGGCCCGGTGGTGGGCCTGAGAACCTGAGCCGACTACGGGATAAGGGTTCGAAGCGACGACGGTCGTGACCACCACAATTATCGGAGTGGGGAGGATGGCTTCTCAGGGCGGCTTATACCCGCTCCCCCAGATTGGGGCCAGAACAGGGTTCGATTCCTTGCGCTCCGACCACGGAAGGTATGAACGAGTGGGGAGTTCACCCGCCTGCTAAGCGGGACAGCCTGCAAGGGCTGCGAGCGTTCGAATCGCTCACCTTCCGCCATCTCTGGCGGGTTTGCTTTCGGGACAAGGCCGGGATTCGAACCTCTGGCTAGGTCGGTTCAAATCCGACACCCGCCGCCACCTCAAGGAGAATCATGAAGCAGTGCATGCTGACGAAGAGTGGTGAACATGGGAGTCGGCAGCAGATCTGCTGGCTGCCTGATGAGTACGCTGTCGAAGGCGATATCGTGGACGTGCTGTGGCGTGGCGAGTGGGACCAAGGCTGGGCCGTGCGCAGTGTCTATAAACAGCATCTCACTTGGGACGACGTACGGAAGTCCGTCATCAACCAGCGAGATTACGGAGCCTCAATAAAGCCATGAGCGAGTTCTGGGAGCACCGCAAGCGCTTCGCACGCAAGCGGGCGCTGGACGAACAGAAAGCACGGGCCTTAGCTCAGTTTGGTAACGGCAAGAAGCCGCCTCCGACACCTGAGGATCCTCGCCCCACACGCGAACCGAAACCTGTAGAGAATATTCGAACTGAAGCCATATCAAAGGTGGCATGATGAAAGATCGCCTAGGAATAAAGCTTAGTCCCGGCGATTATGTCGCATATTCCGTAACCGCTGGTCGCTCTGGCGTGCTTCATATCGGGCGGGTTGTCAATGTGGTCCAGCGCAAGGCTGACTACATGCATCCTAGGGACTACGAAAAAGCCAAGATCGAGTTGCTAGAAGAAGGCTTTGGGGGCGAGGCGTACCGTCTGCAACTTACAGGCAAACCCAAAATAGTCTACATCGAGTTTCCAGAGCGCATCGTGGTGGTGAACCATTATGTCCCGAAGCCGAAAAAAGAATCCGTACAGGGGGGCGCGTAGGTTCGACCTTACCTGCCGCAACCATGGCTCATGCCCGTACTGCGCCAACGGACGGCAGCACAGTACGAAGAAACGCTGCCCGTCCACAAAAGAGGAGATCGCTAGTGAAGAATGGCTTGACGGAAGTTGTGCTGGTACTCGACCGTTCGGGGTCGATGACGAGCACCAAGAGTGACGCTGAGGGCGGTCTACGCGAGTTCATCGCCAAGCAGCGCGTACTCCCCGGAGAATGCGACGTTACGTTGTACCGCTTCGATGACGAGATCGAGCGCGTGTTCGACAAGAAGCCTATCCAGAGAGTAGAGGATGGAGACCTGAAGCTGGAGCCTCGCGGGTCCACGGCGCTGCTCGACGCAATGTGCAGGGCTATCGATGAAGTGGGCAAGCGCCTCAGGGACACTCACGGAGATGAGCGGCCTGAGAAGGTGTTCGTGGTCACCATTACGGATGGTCACGAAAACGCCTCCAAGTACCGCTACACTGACGTAGCTGATCGCATTAAGCGCCAGCGTGAAGTGTACGGCTGGGAGTTCCTCTTCATCGGATCCAACCAAGACGCAATCGCTACGGCAGGCAAGCTTAGCATCCTGCCGCAGTACTCGCTGAGCTACGCGCCCAACAGGGTCGGCACGGTCAATGCCTACGCTGCTATGGCCAACTCTGTGAGCTATACTCGCAACACGGGCAAGTCGTACGCCTTCACCGTTGAGGATCGTGAAAGTGCGATGGATCTCAGCAACACTGCGAAGATCTCATCTACCACTGGAGCAACCAAGTAGGAACCTGTATGAAATGGAAGACCCTGTCGGGCGACAAGATCACTAACATCGAGGAGTTCGTATCGGACTGCGTTAAGGCCAATGGTGGGGAAAAGATCGTCCACGTCGGCACAGACAGCCTCCAGACAGGGCGCTTCACACAGTTCGTCACGGTGCTGGTTGTTCTCACGCCCATGAAGGGGGGCAGGGTCGCATACACTCGCGACGTTGTCCCCCGTATCGCATCCCTCAGGGAGAGGCTCAATAAGGAAGTCTGGAAGTCTCTAGACGTGGCAATGAACCTGCCTGAGAGCCTCGATCTGACGGTACACATCGACGCAAACCCCAGCGAGAAGCACATGTCCAGCAAGTACCTTCAGGAGCTTGTTGGGCTAGTCGTTGGACAGGGCTTCAAGGCCCTGTGGAAGCCTGATAGCTGGGCAGCAACTCACGCTGCCGACCACGTAGTTCGTATCAAGGGGAAGCTGCCGCGCAATGGTGCGCAACCGGCCTTGAAAGCCGGGGTACCCAGAAGGGGTAGGCGTTCGATTCGTCCAGCTTCCGCCAACCACTAGGAGGTACAGTGGGGATTCCGCTAGGCGATATTCTCAGGTCATTCGTGAAGACGGGCTGGCTGCGCAAGATCCTTGACGCAGTGAAGGGAACCAAGATCACCACTCCGGGCGGTACCGATATCCTTCTGGATAACGACCACGTCTACCCTTCCGGCCAATCCCCGTTCGACCGTACTCCGCATAAGCCAGAACCGCCTCCTGTAGGTGGGCGCTGGCGATGAAGATTCTAGTTGTATCCTGTCCCATTAGCACTGAGGTAGACCAGTTCGACGGCATTCTGCAAGCTATGAGGTCGATACAGGAACATCTGACCAAGACGAGCGTGCAATCCGTAGCTTCGCAAGTGGTCGATGTGCCAGATGGGGCGAAGTCGTACACCGTCAAGATCGAGGCGGGTGCTTCGTTGGACGAAGACGGGCTTGGAAAGCTCGTCTAGAGGGTTCGACTCCCTCACCCGCCGCCAACTCAAATGGGGTGGCTCCCTTAATGGTCAAGGCCGACCTTGAGCATCTCAGACCAGCTATACAGGGGGCGAAAGCTGGCCTATCCATCTCGCTCGCATGCGAGCTAAAACCAGTCCAAACCGGAGTGAGGAACCGGGTGGGGACACTGCCGGGGCCTTAACCACAGGTACAGCAAACCCAGAAACAAAACTCAGGGGGAGTTACTGGTCTCCCTCTTTTTTGCACGATAACATTGGCCGTGTTAATTAACATGGCCATGTTCAACTCTCGCTGTTGTACACTAGTAATGAACGATCCGTGAGTTGAACAACGTACGTGCGGTTGGCGAAGAGGAAACGCCGATGGCTGCAACCCATCTATTCACAGGTTCGAATCCTGTACCGCACTCCACAGGGGGTTAGGCTCAAGGAGAGCCAAGCGGCTTTGACCCGCTGGAGACTGGTTCGATTCCAGTGCCCCCTGCCAAATCGTTCTCAGAACGAGAACGATTGTACCCGAATCGGGTACGACCTCGCCCTCTCCTCTTAGTCGCAACTGGCAACTAGAAGTGTAGTTGCAAGTTTAATGGAAATACCTAGGATCCCTAGGGCCACCGGGTAGCTGAGGAGAGATGGCGATACCCGCACCACCACCCGTATTAAAGGTGTTATCGCGGATCTCACTCCTGCTACCAGCGACTACATGTTCAAGTGCGAGAATACGGGCCTCTAGATGCATAATGTCCTCAGCCTGATAACCAATCGTCTCCGCAGCGTTCTGGTACGTAGCTGCCTCAGACGCCCTAGAAGCCTGAGCGCTAATCAGCGAAGCGATAGCCATGATGAGCGCTGGGATGGCTGATAGAATCGCGACCACCGCATCCCTTCGTGTGGGACGCTTACTCATACTACTGTCCCTGCTGCTGCTGCATTTCCTTGGCACGCTGAGCACCATGCTGAGCCTTAGCAGCCTCGTAGTCAAATGGCTGGCCCTGAGGCTGGCCCTGAGGCTTCTGAACAGGCGCTCCATTCTGGAAACCGGGCTGGGAGAAGTTGTTCGTTAGCATAGGTGCGATAAAGCTAGGCTGTCCAGAGTTCATCTGTGCCTGCGCCGTTGGCGATTGAGCAGAGGCTTGGAATGCGGACTGGAGTGCATTGCCGCCACCCGGCTGGGCTGACTGTAGGGCGTTGGCCCATGGCATTGCCGCCTCTTGTCCTGCCGGAAAGTTGTTCTGCAACATGGGAGGAATGCCACCCTGAGGTGGTCCCGGTGGCATCCCCGGCTGAGCACCTTGACGATCCCTGTGAACCTGACCGGGGGTCGGTGCCCAACTCTGACCGTTCCAGTATTCTTGACCGTTGGGACCGCTACGTTGCTCTCCCGGTCGCCCCGGTCGGTCCCCACCACGGGTTCCGGGCTGGTTGTTGCCCGTAACGCCTCCAGTGAGGATTGACGTGGGGCTACCACCCCTCAGAGCACCGTAGGCTCCTCCAGTGGCTATATTGGCTACCGCTCTGAATGGGTTGAATGGCATGATCTTCTCCCTTTAGAAATCGTCCTCGTCGTCGTCACTGTCTAGTTCATTGAAAAGCTGCTCAGCGAAGCCCTTCCTGAGGGCTGGCTTGTCCTTATCGATAGGCAGCTTCTTTGCGATCTTGTCTGCGGCCTTGAAGATCTCCTTATCGGAGGGCATCTTCTTCTTGGGCTTCTCTTCGACCTTTTCGTCTTGGTCCTTCTCTACTTCCTTCTTTGGCTTTACGCCGCAAGAACACGAAGAACCACCCTTAACGAACTTGCCGCAACCCGCGCACTTGTAGGCTCCCATATACCTTCCCTAGATCCCCATCTTCTTCTGTTCAGGAACGAACTGGCGTGCCTGTCCACGCTTGGCTCCATCGAACTGATTAGCCTTGCCACTCTTACCAGAGAAGTCGAGGTTCTTGCCGCAGTACTTGCTTCCAAGCATGGCTGCAATCTTGCCCTTCTGGCCTTCCTTAGCAACGGAAGTCTTCTTCGGCTTGATCTTCTTCTTCTTGGAAGGCTTCTTGGCTGGCTCAACGGGGATCTTGGCCTTCTCTCCCGGTCCACCCTTGTCGCCCTCGATACCCTTTGGTCCTGCCTTCTTGAACATGATCCTTACTCCTTACCGAAAATATCCTCAGCAATGCCGCCCCGATTGGCAGCCTTGGTACGGCTCTTCTTCCGACGATTCTCGCGACCGAAGGTGTGCTTGCCGTGCTCCTGCTGATCGCTCAATGCCCCTGCCCATGATGGGCTTATGCGAGAGGCCCAATAATGAGTATACGGCAACAGCGGGCCGCCTAGGGCGCTTTCTACCAGTGCTCTTGCATTATCCCAGCCGGGGAATCCCGGCCCAGCGCCCTTAATCACTGCATGGTTTGGATCTGCCGGGTTCATCGGGGAGAACTGATAGACGTTGCGGTCAGGCTGTACTGTGCGGTATTGCGATATGACGCCAGCAATGTCGTCGGGGAAGCCCGCTAGCTCGCGCCTGTTGAGTACGGCAGACACGATTCCACGCGCCTCGTCCCCAGAGGGCTGCCTGTTCTCAGCCAGCACCAGTCTGGTCAGCAGGTCGATATCTTGTGGTTCTGCCATGAGTCGTCTCCTACTGCCCCCAACGGTGCAGAGCAAGCACGCAAGCACTATTGCTATGGTAGCCCATCGCATTAGTTCCTGTGCCTCTGCCGCGTGCCACGGCCAAAGCCGTACTCTAGCGAGCGAGATCCCCTGTCCTTGTACAACTCAGCCGCATTCTTCCTACCCACAATCGCGGACACTACACCGCTGCCCTTGACCTTGCCAAGCGTTACCTCATGGTTCGGGAAGATGCTCTTCAACTCCTCTACCAGCATCGGCCCGGTGTAGAACTTCTGGAACGTCCTAGTTCCTAGCGAGCCATCGGCTGGAGCGGTGCCCATGATGTAGCCGTCGTAGATAGGCTCCTTGTGCATGCTGACCTTCTCTGGATTCTCCGCACGGACTGCGATGAATAGCTTCTCCTTCGCATGGTTCATTGCGTCGATCCACATACGACGGCGCAGGCCCGGAGGCAGCACGTTACCAACGAATGTGTTCGTCACAACGTCGGCCATACCTGTCGGCACCTCAGGCTGGAAGTTGGGGTCGTACCCCTTGACAGACTTAGCACCACTGCCGGTGAAGAACTTCACGTCGTCCGCATACTTGCCCTGACCCCAGTCGATCACGCTCTTGCCTTGGATATCAGGGAGGATGCCCTTAGCGTGAGACGAGGCCCCACGCTTGATGGACGTACGGCCAGCGTTCTTTACAACCTCTTCCTCTGTCCACTTGACCTTGCCCTTCGGCGTTTCGCCAAGCTTAGCGAGAGAATGATCCTTGATCTTGAGGCCCTTCGAAGCTAGCAGCGAATCCCACTGCTTCTGGAATCCGATGAAGCCGCTACCGCCCTCCTTGCCGCCCAGCAGGCCAGCCTCAGCCTCAGCTTCCGACAGGGCCTTGAACTTGGCGTAGTCTGGGTGATCCGATGGAACGAACGACTCCTTGCGGTGCAGGATCGGCCTGTTGTCACGCTTGCTGAAGTCAGTCGTTGTGACCTTGCCAGTCTTCAGGTCGATAGACACAGCCTTACTCAGCGCAGGATGCGGGTTCGTCTCAAAGTCGGCGTACTCCAAGAACGAAATGGTGTGGTCGTTGCGCCCAAACTTGATGAGGTTGTACTCATTGCCAAGCCCGTGCTCCTTCTGGAGTCCAGCCACTAGGCTACGCAGCGGCCCAGCCAGTCCAGCCTTGTGAACGTACTTGGAGTCTGGGAGTTGCTTGCCGTGAGGCAGGCTCTTCACCGCAGACTTGAACGCTTCCGCGTCCTTAGTCAGTACACTCTTTGCGGCTGAGTCCTTCATCTGCGCTAGCGCGTCTACAGGCTTGTCCAGCACCATCCAAGTATTGGAGTACTGCCCACCAGCCCTCTCCTCTGGGATCATCACGGAGTCGTAGCCAGCATCCTGCATAGCCTTGACAACTTCAGGCTTTTGCAGGTACTTGCCAACGCTTATGCTCAGAACGTCCTTGTGGCTCTCAGGGAAGTTGACGCCAGTAGCCTTGCGAAGCTCAGCTACGTCAGTAGCAGTTAGCGTTGAAGATGAGTCCCAAGCCTCTAGGCGCAACGGCTTCTTGACTGCCACACTGGCAGGCTTTACGTCACCGTAGTCACCAGCGTGCGCCTTATCCTCAGTGAACCAACGTCCTTCCTTGCCGCCACGGTAAAGCTCAAGCGTTTCGCCCTTGATGCTCTTGGTGGCAGCGTCCTTCATCTGAGACAGCATCGTCTTCGGGGCAAACTCACCAACCACATCCTTGACGGCTAGGCCCTGCTTGTGATCACCCTTGTAGGTGCGCAGCATGTTGTTGATATAGTCCATATCGAACTTGAACTGTACCGGCTTCTGCTCGATGAACTGACCCTTGCCATTCCAGATCCTGCGGTCTACCAATAGCTTCTCGTAGCCCTTTAGGTTGCGGAACTGCTGGAACGGAGGAACGACCCCACGCTCCTTACAGAGTTGGTCGAGCTTCTTGAGATCACCCCTCCACTCGTCCACGAAGATCTCACGCTCTACGCCGACAGCCTTGCCGGTCTTGGCGTCAGTCCAGTGGGCACCATCAGTGTAGTCCTGCCAGCCCTTCATCTTGCCAGCGTGCTGGTACTCGCGGCTCAAGCCTGACGAGTGGTACGGGATAACGTAGTCAACGCCCTCGTCGGCCAACAGCGCGGCGATGTGCTTGTCGCTGATGCCGATGGCTTCGAAGCCTACGTTGTCGTACTTGGCACGGAGAGCACGCGCCCTAGCCATGTCCCTGATAGACTCACGGTCATTGAAGATCAGCTTGCCATTGGCGTCAAAGCCAGTGCCGTCTGGGATGAGGCTCATGTTGATAGCCTCTCCAGTTTCCTTCATGACCTCTACGTAGCTTAGCTCCTTGGTATATGCGTGGCCCTTCAGCTTGCGTGCTGCCATGTCGAATACGGCCTGCATCTTGTCGAGCATGTGCGGCACTTCGAAGTCCGACCAAGACTGCGAGCGCATACCAGAGTACTGATTCATCTGGTCTACCATGTCCTGACGCATCTTCAAGATCTCGCCACTGTAAGCAGCCCTGCCTGCTGGCACCTTGATCTGTGTTCCGGCGAAAGCCCTAGAGAAGACGTTGTACTGATCTGGATGATTCTCAAATAGCCAGTCGCGGCCTTCTTGCGTGGTCAGCCTGTCGTGGAACTTCGGGTCCACACGCAACGTCTGTCCGTAGGTCTTGCTCTTCTTCTTGGCGTCAACGAAACCTTCCATGGCCTTATTGATAGCTGTGGAAATGTTGATCCTGCGAGACTCTACGTAGCATGGTCCGCAGTTTACTTCATGACCCAACTCCTCTAGACGCGAGCGGATCTTGATAATATCCTCAGCCTCCAAGATCTTGACCTTGCCAGTTTCCTTGTAGATGTTGGCTTGGATGGCATCGATAGTGTCCGACAGCACGTAGCGACGGCGGCACAGCGTTGTGAAGTCTAGGCTCTTCTTGTAGCGTGCATCGGAGTTGCCCTTCAGGGCCTTGGCTCCCTTCAGAGCCTTGAACCCTAGCATGTCCTTGTTCTCTAGGACGATTGCTGCAACGTTATCGAGGGCTGCCTCATATTCTGCTACCTGCTCAGGCGTGAAGACCTTGTTCTTAGCGTTGTACTTCTTGATGCCCTCCATCGTCTTCTTCTTGGTTTCGATAGAGTAATCCTTCGGAGCCACAGCGCCCGGAGTTGCCACGGTGTGCTCAGTCTCCACCTTGCCCTTGCGGAGTTCGGCCTCACCTAGCGGGCTGCTCTCCTTGGGGATCAGCCTTGGCTTGTTGAATTCAGGCTTCTGGTAAAGGGCACCCTTGCCGACCTTGACGCCCTTACGTAGACCCTCTGCCGTCTTTAGCATCTGGCCCAGTGCGCTGCCTGAGCCACGCGGGCCGCCAGCGACACCGATTGCGTAGTCCTTGACCAGCCCTGTGTCCTTCTGGCCTGCACGCTTGAAGACCTTCCCGCTGCGTACTTCGCGCAGGAAGCTTTCCTCGTTTGGCTTGAATGCGCGATATGCGGAGTGGAAGAAGTCGTAGACCTTCTTGAGCATCTTGCCAGCAACATTCGTCGGCTGCCAGTCTGGATTCTCGCGCAGACGTGCGTCAAGAGCCTCGTAGCTCCTAGCCAACTTCTCACCGATCTCTCGCCTACCTAGGCCAGCGTACTTCTTCTCAAAGGCAGCCCACTCCCTAGGAGTTGCGAAGTGCTTCGCGGCGACGTGCGTTAGCTCATGCCCCAGCTTGCCAGTCTCGACAATGCTCACCAACTCCTGCCCGCCGATTGTCTGCGTCACGCCCTTGGCTTCAAACGCCTCAGGATTAGCCTTGATCGCAGCGATCTCTTCCTTGGAGTAGGACTTTTCTAGTGCTTCGAAATCAATCGCGATCTTGTCCTTCAGCCTGATGCGCACAGTGCCAGCAGGGGTCTCCATGATGAAGTCGCCCGTCTCTGCGTCACGCACCAAAGCTTCCTTCAGCCACGGCAGGTCGGTCGTCATCTGCTTGACCTTGCCCTTGACCTCTACCGCGAATTCACCCTTAGAGATCGGCTGGTTCGCCTTGATGTTCTTGACGGCAAGAGCATCGGCCTCAGCCATCGTCAACTCGCCCTCTGGGTGTACGGTCTTGGTGCGAGGGTCACGCGGCGTCCCTTCAACGATGCCCGGTCCAGTCTGTCCCGGCTTTAGCTTCTTGATGCCCGGAGGCGTGTAGGACACAGTCGTAGATACGTCCTTCGGCTGCCCTGCCGTCATCGTGCGCAGCAAGGCCCGATCTGCCGACTTCGGCCCCTTGAGAGCTAGACCTTCGAACTTGTCTTCGATGCTGTAGTCGCCCTTGCCTTCATCCCAGCGGCTAGCCACTTCCTTAGGCGAAGGATTCTCGACCCAGCCCTCTCCCGCCTTGGACTTCTCAGCAACAGCCTTGGCAGCCTCAGCATCACTGAGCACCTTCTCCCGAAGGATCTCGTACCTGCCATCACCAAGGGCCTTCGCTTCGCCCCTAGCTTCTAGCTTCGCAAGCCACTCTTGACCGATCCGTGTCGAGCTTGTTCCCTTGGCCTCGCCAAGCGAAACATTAGAACTATCAACAACGATCTTCTTGACGCCCTTTTGATCAGCGAACTTACGCAGTGCTGCCAATGCCGAATCGCCTGCGCCGTACGCATGGATACGCCCAAGCGTTAGGGTCGCACCATCCTTGCTGATCGTCCCGCTGAAGCTGCGCCCATCTGGACGCTCCATGCGGTAGCGCATGGTGCCGTCCTTAACCTCCCACTGGAGTCCATCCCACTCTCCAGCCTTGAACTTCATCTCACGGGCCACACGACCGGCAACGTTGCGACGATTCTCAGCCTCCTCCCTGCGGGACGGTGGGGCTTCCTTGCGCTCGACACCAAAATCCTTCTGGCCGCCTGTGCCGCCAGTTGGACGACGAGTCGGGCTGACCACTTCCGCATAGCCGTCAGAGTCGAAAGCTACGATTATGCTGTTGCCGACCTTATCCCCAATCTTGCGTCCCTTGGGGTCAGCCTTGTCCCGGCTGGCCGCTGGGGCGTGTTGACGGGCCACTTCGGCTGCCTTTTCGTACTCACCTGCGTCTAAAAGTGCCCTAATCTGCTTGCTTGGGCTAAGGCCCTGTGCGCCCTCAGGAGCCACCGGAGCGGATTGCTGGGCTTCCGGTGCCCTAGGAGGCTCTGGAGCCTTCTGTGGGGCCGCTGGGGCTGCGGCAGGGGCCTTTTCGGGGGCCTTTGCGGGTGCCTGAGGCGCTGGGGCGGCCTTCTTCCCCGCCGCCCTCTCAGCCGACGTGGAGTTCCTGAGGCCCATGGCGTTTTCCCAGACCTCAGTGCCGTCATCCAGACGGACCTTGTAGTCATTCGGACGCCTGCCACGACCAGCGTGCTCCGACGGGGTACCCTTGCGCTGCGCTACTACGGTGCCAAGCTTGCCCTTGTGCTCGCCACCCAGAACGACAACTTGACGCTGGCGTACTGGCGGGATCTCTTCAGTTTGGCGAGGAGCGCCCGGAGCCTCAGGTGCGGCTGGAGGCGCAGGCTTCTCACCCTTAGCGGCGGCGACACTGGCCTTGAGCTTGTCCTCTAGCGACGGTTCGGCAGCCTGAGTCGTCTTGGTCTTCTCTGCGGTGGCCGCACGGTCTGCCATCGAATATCCGACCTTGCGGGCAGTCTTCTCATTGGTGATCAGATTGCCATGCGAGTCGCGCAGCCTGCCAGCCGCAAAATCGGCCATAGCCTGCTTGTACTCTGGGCGCTCAGTCAGTTCTGCTGTCTTCAGGCCCGACTTGTTGCTTGGGTGCGAACCAGCCTTGAGAGCTTCCGTGTGCTCCTTCGCCTTAGCCTCAGCCTTGATAGCTTCCTGAATCATCTGCTCGATGGTGAGGCGCTCGTCCTGTGTGGCGAACTTCTCCTCGACGGACTTCGGCCTCAAGCGCTCACGTTCTGCCGGGACCACTTCGCCAAACTTCTGCTCGATGGAACCGCCACCCTTTGGAGCGGTAGGCTTCGGGGCGGTAGGCGTAGCTGCTGGAGGCTCTGCTGGAGGCCGCTTGCCACCAGTGCCAGCGGCTCCCATGCGCTCCTTGGCGGCTGCCACTTCGGCGTCAAAACGCGCCCTCTCCTCTGGCGTGATCACTGCTGGAGTTGGCGTAGGCGCACCCTTCGGACGAGTTGCGTTATCCGTCACGCGACGAGCCATCTCCTGAATGGATGCTTCCCACTCAGCCACTGGTGTTCCGCGACCGCGAGGGTACTGCTGCTTCAGAAGAGCCACAATCGTAGGATCGACTGCTGTTGCCTTGACTGCACCGGCAACGGTAGGCGCAGCCATCTCCTTGGGCATCGGGATACTCATCTGCCCCATGGAGGTAGACATAGCATTCGATCCCGGCACCTGTGGAGTTACCGCAACACGCTCGATAGGCGTCGAGCCAAGCTCTGGGATGTTGTCCAGCGTAGTGGCTGACTGACGCAGCGTGTCGCTACGGCCCGGAGCCTCAACGAAATCCACCGCCGGATCGCGTGTACCCTCCGTCGCCACAGGCTTACTCTGACTTGCGGCTGCTCGCTTCGCTACCTTGCCTTGGATTTGCTTCCCTACCCTAGACCCAACAACGCGGCCCATCCATGCGCCGCCCGGCACTCCAGCCGGTCCTAGCAGTGATGCACCTAGCATCCCGCCGACAACCTCGCCCGCTGGGAGATCCACTCCCCTTACGGAAATGCGGCCCTTCTCGTCAATTGTGAACGGGCCAATCTTAGCTGGCTCGCCCTTTGCGCCACGCCCCTGTGCTGCCGCTGGCTTGTTGACTTCCGGCTCAGGGTCAGACTGTGGCCTTCTCTCGCGAAGACGCTTGGCAGCTTCCTGCTGCATCTTCTCCAGCATGTTCTGTGGCTCGCGTCCCTCAGGCAATGCCTGCTCTGGGATCGTGCCCTCTTCCATTGCCCTAGTGATACGCTCAGCAATGTCTGCCGCAGTAGGCGTCGGCTTTGCAATCTCAGCAGGCTTGACCACAACCATCTTGGTTGGGTCCATCGGGTCTGGGCCAGTCACCTCTGCTACGCGAGCCTTCTCCGCTTCAGCCAATTGCCTTGCAGCTTCTTCGGCCATATTGGCGATGGAGCTATTCTGAGCATCTGTCACGCCAGACTCAGACACATTAGCAGGGTTCGGCCTAGGCTCACTGAGGAATCTAGACACACGTCCAGTCGGCCTGATCCGCTGAGCGATACGCTTGCCCCCGGCCATGCCGCCTTCGAATCCAGCCAGCATGCCTGTGGTGCCTAGTGCTCCCGGCAGAGCCTCGCCAAACGTTGTGCCTCCGCGCTTAGCCACCTCATCGAGGCCCAGCGCTGTATCTAGGGCAGTGCCCTTTTCTCCAACAGCGTGTCCAATCTTCTCACCAATGGAACCGCCAACTAGCCCAGCGGCCATGCGGGTTGGATGCATGGCTAGTCCGGCTAGAATCGGAGCAATAGCTCCAACGTTGTGAGCCGCCTGCTTCCCGACCCTCTCCTCTGGCGTAGTCCCCGGCATAAACGGAGTACTAAGATACTCGTTTGCACCCTCTACGAATTCTCTAGCCTGCGGTGCTCCCGCAACCAGAGCCTCAAGGTTGGGGTTACGCTGGTAGTCCACAAGCTTCTGTAGCTCCAGCGCTCTTTCACTTCTGGTTACGGGCGGGCCACCTGTCGAGCTAACAGGATTGCGAAGCTCCTTGGTTGGCAGGATCCCGTACTTCTCAGTGAACGAATCGATACCCTGAGGCCCCAACGAGAGAGCCTCTTGCGCTTCGCGGTACATGCCATCTGGCCCAGCATCAGCCCTGTTCTGGGACTGTAGCTGGCGCACGGCATCCGTGTCAGCCACCCCAGTACTGCCACGGCGCACGGCATCTGCCGTAGCCATTGCAGTGGCTGGCTTCACGAACATATCGTTGAGTACGTTGCCGCCAAACTGGAGGCCACCCTTGACCAGCCCAGCCCCAAGATTCAGAGTAGTATCAATTGGGTGCTTGAACGACTCCTTCAGGAAAGCCCCAGCCGTATCCAGAGGATGCTCCATCGGACTCACGGACTGCTGGATTTCCTGTATCTTCGCCTGCTCGTCCTGCTTGATGGCTTCCTGTTGACGAGCCTCCCACGCCTGAGCGTTCTTGGGGTCAGCAAGAAGCTTGTAGGCAGGGTTCTTGTCTCCATGCTTCTCTAGGACTCTGACCTCAAGGTCATCGTCGCTGAGTTGGTCGTACTGACCGGGAAACTTGGCTCGTATACGCTTGGCGAGTTCGCCCATGCTGCTTATCTCCTACGGAGCGAGTTTGCGTCTACTCTAACTTGTGGAAGTCCAAACGTTGAGGTTGGCGCTGGCGGTCTAACGGCTGGCGGTGCGGCTGGAGCCGTCGTCGTCGCCTTAGCCCCCGGAGCGCCAAGAGTACGCTCGTTATCGCCCAAGATGCCAAGAGCATCCCCGCTGTCCGACTCTTCCTCTTCGGCTCCTAGAGTGAGCACGCGAGAAGGATCGATGCCGTAATTCAGGGCCAGCCCACGGTACTCCCGGCTCATGTCCTGCAAAGCGGTAACAGACGATTCCCTTGCGCGTCCAATGGTGTCCATCATTTCAGCGATCTGACCATCGGTCAACTGCTTGCCGTTGTGCCAGTTTTGTAGTAGCAAGAATGCTCTGTCAGCGATACCCGCACCAACAGACTTGCTGTTCTTGAATTCGCTTTCCCTAACAACGGAGTTGGGGTCTAGGGCCTTATTGAAGGCGTAGATCAATGCGAACTCGTCGGTGGCAGTAGGACGCTTGCCAGACTCTAAGCTCTTCTTCACAGGCGAGGAGAATCTATCGAGATTTGTGATACCTTCCCTTGTCTTCCTCGACTCACGGTTAAACTCTGCGCGAAGCGCGTTCTCCTGCCTCGTTAGCTGACGAGTCTCAGCCGCAGCAGTCTTGTCCGTGCCACGAATCTTGAGCTTGTACTCACCTGAGGTAGAGTCACGCTCGTAAAGGCTGCCGTCAACCTCAGCGGTTACAGGCTTCTCAGGGTCGAGCATCCTAGCAATGTCAGTTGGCACAGCGTCAGAGTTGGCATATAGAGCTAGCCCCGGACGAGTCTTTGCGTGCTCCTGAACCATTGCCCTCTGCTCTGGGGTCAAGCGCACCATCTGGCCTGTGGCGATAGCGTTCTCCACTGCCGTCTTGCGTGCTTCCTGTTCCCTCTGGGCGCGGATCTCATCCTCATACCGTACGGTTAGCGACTGCGCATCGCGCAATACTGCGCCCGTGCGAGGGTCAACAACCCGACGAGTGGTACGAGTCTCCGTAGGAGCAGCTTCCTTCCAGTGCTCTAGTGGCTTGTTTGGATCAGTCTGTGGATTGGCAACCGACTTGACTGCCATCGGGTTGCTGGGATCCATCTCAATCTTGCGCGTAGGCAAGATATCAACACCTGTGTCAATAACAGGTCTTGCGCCCGGTAGGCCCTTCTCCAGATCCTCGCGCTCCTTCTCAGAAGCCCAGATCTGGTTCTGCACATCACGCTGGGCCTGATCCGACGCGAACTGCTCCCTACGCATCCTCTCAGCTTCGTTTAGACGCTGTTGCTCGCGGTCGTATCGCTTCTGCTCTAGTTGCTGATTCTTATAGTTGGCGTAGATGCCAAGAACATTGCTGACAGCATCTCCAGTCGCACCTAGCGCAGTAGACCACCCACTCTCAGCTACTGGGTCACGATGAGTGATGAACTGCATGACTTACCCTCCGAATGAGAAGAACGGCCTTGGGGTGCTTGGCGACAGCCTAGTGTCAATGGTTGGCATCTGGAAGCTTGTAGCTGGTCCTAGCTGTGGCGTTGTAAACGTGCTTCCCGGCAACTGCACACCCTTGAGGTCTGGGTTGCTCCAGCCTCCGGCACCCTGAGTGGTCGGCTTGGCACCGCCCGCAGACATAGCGCCACCAACCATTGGCGCGACCGCCTCAGCAATACCACCCAGAGACGATAGCCAGTTGCCACGCTCAGATCCCGGTGGCGGCCCACCGGCACCAAGGTCAATAGGCTCCTGTGTTGGACGGCTCATATCCGGCAGTGCCGTACGATTAAGCTGGCCACCACCCTGCGGCATTGATGCAAAAGCATTTTGCAACATAGCTCGCAGGCTCGACGGGTCAGAAGCAAATGGATTTGGCGGTGAAGACATGATAACTCCTTAGACAGCCTGACGCTGAACGACTGGACGCTCACCCGGACGCAGAAGCTGCTGCATGCTGAGGTAGCCGCCAATGTCTGGGCCGCCAGTGGTGGTGCTGCTGCCACGGCTCTTGCTGTGCTCCTTCTTGTAACGATCTAGCAGGGAGTTGACATCGCCCCACGCCTGACGGGTATTCTCGCGACCCTGCTGAGCGATACCTAGCTCAGCATCGAGGCGCTGACGGTTGATGCCTTGGTCCATGCCCAACTTCGCAACGTTGGAATCCACCCCACGGGATGCTGCGATGTTTCGGATCAACTTGTCCTGCGCTTGCCCCTGCTGCGAGATGTTTCTATTGAGAGAAGCTAGCTGCTGGTTCTGGAGAACGTTTGCAGTACCAACGGAGTTCTTCGCTGCCTGCATCATCTCGTCAAGCGTACCCTGCTGTGGGCCGTAGCTCTGCCACGCCTCCCCTGACGATGAAGATGAGGTACTAGTTGTCTGAGGCCCAGCGGCAGACTGCATCATGGCGGCAAACTGAGGGTCGTTACGCATCCCATCTTGCCAAGCCTTCTGGCTGGCCATGTTGTTGTCGATTTGCTTCTGAGTGTCGAGATAGTTCTGCTGAGCTTGGCTCTTGGCAGACTTCTTGGCCAAATGGCCGCCAACAGCTTTCGCTGCCATGCCCGCTACTGAGATAATTGCTGGTACTGCGACTGCTGCTGGCATTGATTTACTCCTCTGGAGCTACCCAATAAAAGAGGGTACCATTGACCGGATTGGCCCCAAACCATCGCGCAAAGCGTGCTAGCACAGGGGTTTTATCCATAACCACAGTATACACCGAAGGCACCTTATATGATTTCAAAAGGGCTTTCATGTGTTCCGTCATACGACGCATGATGCTCTTGGAGTGCCTGTAGTCCTCACGGATCCAGAAAGGCTCTATATGGACACAGGCAAAAGCCGTCCAAGTGGACACTATTTCACCCTTCTCATTAAAGGCGGCAAGGATCATGGCATTTTCAGGCGTAAACCCGTCCTGACCTTCAACTTCTTTGGGCATAGTCTCGTACTCCTCTGCCCTGAGGGTGCGGTACGTTAGACCCATTGGTTTTCCCCGTAAAAGCGCGGCCCATTTATATCCTTAATGGCCACCAGATGCGCAGAGACGAACGGTAGGCCGAATCTGTCGGTGTCCTCGACCTTCATGCTCTGGAACATACAATGAGCCATCGGTTCGATGAAGAATCTCATCTGTGGTTCTGTATAGTACCTGAAGCTGCGAGAATTCCAGAAGCTCACATGCGTCGGGTCGCACCATGCGCCCTCTCCTCTTGTCGATGGCACTTGAATGATGAAGAACCCTCCATGAGCCAATACGCGCCATGCCTCGTTCATCGTGTGAATTGGATCCTTGAGATGCTCGATAGCATCGAAGGCGCGGACTACGCCGACGCTGTCGTCTTCGAATGGCCACCGCTGATTCAAGTCCACCTTGTAGCTGCCGTGGTATAGGTCTACGCCTTCGTAGCCTTCAGGCGGGTTAGGCCCGGAGCAGATGTCGATAGCCTTGAGGCCACGGTCCATAGCCCACTTTCTGGCGATAGGGTCGATGTAGTGGTTGTGCTGTGACCACATAGTCGTCTGGATTGCCTGTTGGTGCTCCAGCCAAGTGTTCTCGCCGTGTACCCTGTAGATGTACAAGGGTTCATCGATATGGATCATCTTCCCGTCAAGCCAAGTCCTCATCATAAGGTCGTGGTCGTCGGAGATAAGGAGATCTGGGTTGTGCCCCCCTACACGCCAATACGCGCTTGCCCTCCACGCACGTACGTGGTTTGGCGCGAACCAGATACGCGAGATGCTTTGTGGATCTGGCCCCGCTGAGCCAGACTCGATACACTGAATCCCGTTCCAGTCGTACGGCCTGTTCTTCCAGCCATAGCTTGGAGACCAATAAACAGGCGAGTTATCACGAATGTCGATATTTACGCTGTTAGAGTAGACGAAGGTTGCATCATCATTCAGATCAAACGTGTGTTGAATCTTCATGAGACAGTCTTCCGTGAGCAGGTCATCATGGTCTAGCTCTACGAGAATATCGCCCTTCGCATGCTTGCACGCCTCGCGCTTCACATAGCCCACACGCTTGATGCTAGACTCATCGCGGAACACCTTCACCCTAGCGTCAAATGGATTCGGCTCCCACTCCGCTCCGTTGTTTAGCAGGACGATCCATTCCCAATCTGGGTTGGTCTGCTTAAGCAAGTACTGGTAGGCTTCATCAAGCCTCTTTGCGTTGTGCGTTGGCGTGAAAACTGAGATCATGACCTTCCTTTCGGGCCTAGCCCATTACCATCATGCGCGAGCCTTTAGTGCCAGCGCTAGTCGTAAATGTCTTCTCTGAACCATATTGCGCCGTGTCAGCGGAATTCCTTGCCTCTAGCCGGTAGTAATACGTCGTACCGGCGCTGAGACCTGAGAGGTTACGTGTTGGAGCAGTAATCGATCCGGTGCCAGAGTCTGCTGTCCACGCTGGACTGTCATAGCTTCCAGTGCTTGTGCCGTACACCATCCGCCATTCAGTCCCACCATCTCCATTGGCATTATATGACCCGCTAATTGTAGCACCGCTACTGGTGACCGAAGTGGCGTCATTGGTTGTCAAGCTTGCGAGCGTGATATAGCTGTAATCAACACGGATCAACACGCAATCTACGAATATTTCCCTGCCACCGCCAGAATCACCGTAAGCATAGAACTTAACACCTATCCCAGAAAGTTCACTTCTTACCCAAGACCCTCCACCGGGCCTAGCCATAGTATTGCTATACCACCCTCCGGTTGGGTAGACTCTTGTGCCTGCACTGAATGAACCGCCACCAACGTTCCAGTATGGAGCGTAGGATCCTGCATTTGTGCCCGTTCTTCCAGCGTATGGCCATAGCGTGAGCGAGTTTATAGTGATATAAGTCGGCACACTACCTACGCCCCAAGTCGTTAGCGTTCGAGAATCCCCATAGTTGTAATAGTTGTCTGTCCTCATCGACTGGGAATCACTTGTCGCAGCAACACATGCATACCAGTACAGGTTGCCGCTCCTATACCAAGCGCCATCGGAAGCGTTGGCCGGAGATCCGCAATATAGGTCTACCGTAGCCATTAGCTAGCCGTCACTTCAATCTGATAAGTTACATAGGAAACAGAGCCTGACACAGACGCAATCTCTATCGAGAACGAATCTCCGGCAGACACTGTGGCATTTTGCAAGGTGCTCCAGTCGGTCCATGATGTGCCAGCGTTGGTCGTGATATCAGAACTTCTCAGGTCGAGCGTAGCTCTCTGGGCGTTGCCTGTCACACTGGTGCCACCAGACACAAACCAGTACACCTTCGTAACTGTTCCGGCAGCCGTAGCTCTGCCGATGTGATACGTGGCGGCGGCTGGGCTGATGATAGTGCCGCCATACGTCTGGATGTTCCTAGTGCCTTGAGTTCCCTGTGTTCCCTGTGCGCCTTGCGACCCAGTAGCACCTTGCGCTCCAGCGGTACCCTGAGTACCCTGAGTACCCTGAGTACCCTGAGTACCCTGAGTACCCTGTGCGCCCTGAGCGCCAGCAGTCCCCTGCGTTCCCTGTGCTCCAGCCACACCCTGAGGCCCTTGATAGCCCTTGACCATCTCGTCCCAGTAGTCGGTATCAATGTTCGGTGGGTTGTTTAGAGCATTGGCTGCAATTGCATCTACGCAGACGTACGCGACGTTTGATCCACCCCACAAGAAGGCGACTACATCATTCACTACATAACTGACGGCAGTACCATCCCAGTCACCTCTCCATCTAAAACCGCCCTGATTACCCTGATTCCCCTGATTCCCCTGCGCACCGGCACTGCCTTGTGCGCCAGCCGCGCCTTGCGCTCCTTGATTTCCTTGATATCCAAGTGGAGACTCGTCTACGATCTCCTGTATGGCTGCCTGTACGTCTGTGGCCGCGAGGTCAAGCAAAACACCCGCATACGGAGTGAAGGTGATCGAAGCTGCCGGATGCGTATTGAGCGCATCGCGCCCAGTCAAGCTGTTGTGGACAGACGGTGTGGTTCCAGCAATTACGCTAGCGCCACCCTGAGCAATCTCCGTGATCGAGTCGATCTCTGTATTGTACGTGCCTCCAAGCGTGTCCTTTACGAACGAGGTGATCTTGTACAGAGGAGCAATCTCTTGGAACGGGAACGTTGGTAGCAATGATAGCGAGGATAGGGCTTCTCCTGCTGCTGCGGCAGCGGTCGAATGCTGAGCCTGACCCGGCACAAGGATCATCTGCACGCCAGCCGTTATAGACGGCACTGCGCATAGGAAGTAGTTGACGTACTTCCCAAGCCCAAGCCCGCTGATATCTGTCATCCCCCAGACGCCAGCGCCACCACCGTTTGGGTTGTTCCACTGCGGATTGGTTCCTGCTAGGAATGGGAACGAGAGCGTAGCATCCCAAGTCCAGTCACCAGCGGCACCAGTCCTGTAGAAGACCGTGTACGGCCCACCGTCTGGGACTGCCGTTAAAGTCCTCTTGATATCCTCGTCGGCAATTATGCCAGAGGCAACTGAGAACGTCACTGCTGCGTCTGTGTCTGTCTGTAGTATGTAGTCAGACAGTGCGAACCCAGATACCTTCTTGGTGCCCTGCGTGAAGTGTAGATTGTAGTGTCCCTCTAGCCACCTGTCTGCCGTGTGGCACTCGTAGAAGCAGATACCAAGGCTGGTTCCAGTGTAGTAGTAGACATACGCCACTGGCGTATTTGTTCTATCTAGTATGCTCCATGGAGATGTGGATGTCTGCATGTCTCCATTCGCGTCGTAGTAGAAGAAGTGCCCACCAGTAGACGCTGCGTGTGCGCCGGACTCCTGCGCTCCCGTCTTGATAAATTGGACGCCATCAATCCAGAACCGGAAAGTTGCACCAGTCGGAGTGACTGTTACCTTTCTGGTAGTGCTGTCATATGAAAGCGTGACTAGCGCAGCACCTGCGCTATCAACCTCAAAGCCATGCTTACGCTGATAGAGCGGGTGATCGTTGTCAGTAAGTCCTTGCAGGCCAGAATGAACGTATGGAGCCTGATTACCCTGATTACCCTGATTGCCCTGATTTCCTTGGTTCCCCTGATTTCCCTGATTTCCCTGATTACCTTGGTTCCCCTGATTTCCCTGCGAGCCGGTAGCTCCAGTTACGCCTTGATGCCCCTGCGTGCCCTGATTCCCCTGATTCCCCTGATAGCCCTGATCTCCCTGATAGCCCTGATAGCCAGATCCCGGCAGCCCTTGGTTGCCTTGTGCGCCCTGATCTCCCTGTGGGCCATTGGGCGTACCTTGGTAGCCCTGATAGCCACGCAGCCCCTGATTGCCTTCTGCACCAGCAGCACCCTGCGCTCCCTGCGCACCTTGCTGCCCCGGAGTGCCGATACCAGTTACGCCCTGCGTGCCCTGATTGCCCTGCGTGCCCTGATTCCCTTGTGGACCATTTGGCTCGCCCTGTGGCCCCTGCGCTCCTTGCCAGCCCTGCGTCCCCTGCGTCCCCTGATAACCACGAACGTTACTCTGGTATCCCTGATTGCCTTGATTCCCCTGATAACCCTGTGTACCCTGAGGGCCTCCAGCGTCACCCTGTAATCCCTGCGTGCCCTGATTGCCTTGCGTGCCCTGCGTTCCCTGCGGACCATCACCTCCAGCGCTAGCAAGCAGATCCCAGTAAGCATCTACGGTAGGAGCTTGACTTGGGGGGCCAGTGGTGTTCTGGATGCAGACATGCGACGAGCCATCAGTCGGGTAGTAGACCACATCGCCCACCACATATGCGGTGTTACTATCGTAGTCACCTCTGTTGGTGAATCCGGGGATACCCTGATTGCCTTGGTATCCCTGATAACCCCTCGACCCAACAGGGCCTTGATTGCCCTGATTACCCTGTGTTCCAGTGGTCCCCTGATTGCCTTGATAGCCCTGCGGGCCGCCCGGATCGCCCTGTGGACCCTGTATGCCTTGATCTCCCTGCGGGCCTCCATACGCGCCTTGGTAGCCCTGATTACCCTGTATACCCTGATAGCCGTCTGTGCCAGCGGTGCCCTGATAGCCACGGCTACCCTGCGTGCCCTGCGTTCCCTGCGCACCCGTTACGGACGCACCCTGATTACCCTGATGCCCCTGATAGCCCTGATAGCCCCATGGAGCACCCTGAGACCCCTGATTACCCTGATTGCCTTGATTCCCTTGCGCCCCTGCTGCGACGGCCCACGTCGCATCTTCACGCAGAAACTTAACGGCAGCCTGAGTCTCGCCCGGATCTGGGACGTATCCAATGGCATGGGACGGGCCTGCGGCACGGAATACATCGTTGAAGTCGAGCGACTTCGGAATCTGCTCTAGTGCCTCCAGCCGGTCTTCTATGTCCTGTATCGCGGCCAGAGTTACCGTGTCATCGTGGCTCTTCAGCGAACGACGTAGCTCTGCTAGCTCATCGTTGAGATCCTGAATAGCCATGCGAACATCATGGCTTGCGTCCTTTTGCGGTATACGAGCCATTAGGCATCGCTCCTGATATCTCCCGTGCCAAGATTGAGTTCCGTAACGTTGCCAGTAGAAGCATGGCGTACCCTAGCTCCCCAGCATTCAAAGCCCACAAATCCTTCACCGGCAGCATTGGAGGTGCGGAGCACCATGCTTAGCCTGCGAGCCTTGGTATCTCGCGGTGGCACGATAGTGTACATGTCTCTCACATTTGGAGTCACCACAACACTCTCAGTTGAGTGTAGCACGCCATTCTTGTAGATATCCAAGTAGAGATTGGCCGCACTCTGAACTTCTAGTTCTACCTGATTTACCCATGCCAAATCAGCCCCGCTGTCTGGGATGATCTTTCCTAGGTTAAGAGCGAAGACGTGGTTCGGACGCGGAGCGTATGACACGCCTAGGGCGTGAATATTAAACCTCATGAAGGATCCGGTGATGCCAACTTGCATGCGCAGGAACGTAGAAAGGTCTATCAGGCTGTCATAATAGATGCCGCTAGCTGCTGTAGAAAATGTGACCTCTTTGGCGGCGTCTGGAGAACGATCCAGATAGAACGAGATCGTTCCGACGTTGCCTCCAGTCAGAACATGAAGCTGTAGATCTGCTGCGTCCTTACGAGCCAGAGGGCTATCGCCTTCAGTGAGTGGCGTCAGTATGTTTATTGGTAACGGCATACTGTCGTCACCTACGCCAGACTCCAACCTGATGACCTCGCCATTGTCCGTGCCAGCCAGCAATCTTCCGTCTGTATCGGCATGGATAGACAGTATCGTTCGCGGAAGCACAGCGGAGTCATAGTAGATAAATCTGCACCATTCGCCAGTCTGCTCATCCCAGCGCCACACAGCGGTTGCGTCTGTGGAGTCTCCCTCCGGTGCCAGCATGTAGATGCGGTGCTGGTACTCGCAGAACCTGAACCTGCCATCTAGGTTTAACGCCCTGATTCCGTGGCGATCCTCGCCATGCCACAGTAGGGTAGTCCCAGCAAACGGAAGTGCCTCAGAAGAGGCCCCAGCAAACATCATAGGGCCATCGTCCGACCTGTACAGTACGGCATTGCCATTGCCGGTGAACTCATACCCAGATGGGGGGTGAGCTACCATCATAGGCTGCGCCCATAGATCTGCCGTTACGCCATCTTCAGAGTTGTCGCCAGTACCGTTAATGCGAATGATGTCCTTTGAGCAGCCCACAAAAATGCCGCTGACAGTCTTGACGACCCAATACGGAGTGCCATACATGCGGAGGTCAATCGTGTGATACAGGCTAAAGCTCGACGGCGATGTGTTCGTAGACGGGTACAGCCAGCCCTCGCTTGTCAAGCAAAACAGACGCTTGTTCCATGGGCCAGCGATAGAAATGATCCTATTTGGCGGTCCAGATGCCCCCGGCTCATAAGGTACATTCTCAACCATGGCGTCGATTTCGCTCTTGTAGATGCTAGCCGTTAACGCCTCGATCTTGTCTGGCTTGTGATCAGTGTACGAGAACCCGTGAGAGGTCAGAATCGACCCCTTCCACCATGCCCACACGTTGCCGAAGTTATTCGGGTTTGAAATGTCGTCAATCTTCATGCCGGTGTTGGTCGATGCCGACAATACTGCAACTCGATAATAAGTGTCGAGATTCCCGCCGTACATGTACACCCAGACCTGATTTACCTGCTCATCCTTGCTAGTCATGGCCGTAGCAGGGATGGTCACGCGCATTGTCTGCTGCTGCATGAGCAACTCTGTTGAGATTGGAGACATTGGCGATAACTCTGTGTAGATCTCACCGCCGTTCTCGTCCTTAACCAGACGTGCCCAGCGGTATCCAACCTTGAACGTGCCCGTCAAGGCTCTCATTCCGCCACCATTCCAGATAGCGTCGTCCAAGTAGATCTTCTCAGTGGATCCCGGCACAGCCGTGTAAACCACCTTAAAGCCGCGCACAGTTGTCCAGTCGCGACCCTTCTTGGCTCCAATGCGGTTAAACTGACCGCGAGTAACGGCCATGTGTCCCCATGCTGGAGATGCTGCTGCCGAATCTGAACGTTCACGCGAGCGTAGTCCCGCGAACCTTCCAATAGACCGAAGGATTCTGCTGGCTTCCTCAGGAGACTTAACGGAAGTAGTCTCAGATGGACTCAGCGGAGATAGCCACTTCTTGTTGGCTGCTGCATATGCAGCCGCTGCGTTAGAATTTGGATCCTTCAGGTTGACTGTGCCGTTGTTCCTGATGTTGAAATCGAAGTAGTAGTAATTGTCACGGAATGGATCAGCACCATCATCAAGCCCAAACATGATGGTGATACGGTCTACCTTGCGCGGTTCCTCAATCCAAACTCTGAAGTCAAATAGGTCTGTTTGACCGCCTAGGTTGCCCTTGAAGTTGAGCATGTCAGTATCGGCGTCCCACTTCTTAGTGCAGGATGCGCGACCTTGAGCGTTAGGCTTTAAGCCAGCCGCCTTGTTGTCTCCAGTCGGACTACCCTCGTAGTTTGTAACGTATACCATGTTGGCTGGAGCGCCACCATTGTCTCCATGGTAGGTCAAGTCGCCTTCGTTCATCACGAAGTCATTTCCGGTCGTCTCGCTTGCGTTAAAGTCGCCAATTGTGAACGTTAAAGCATCAACGGCCTCGATAACGGGCTTGATCTGAGGCGCAGGGATACCCCACTTCAGGACACGCTGACCGTCATACTTCACAGCCGTAGTACCACGGGCAAAGAAGGCTTGATACGAATCGTCAGCCATGGCTATGTCGCCATTCACACCATCAGTAAACCCGATGTGGCTGGCTTCTACGTGCTCGACTGCTTCAGGGTCATCTACTGTCGTAGAATCTCCATTGGGCTTTCTGTACAGCACGCCACCATTAACGAATAGATCGTCCCCTACGCCATTAAACAGAAACGGCACAGCAGATAGCTCTGCTGAGTGCATCGAATGCACGCGGTTGGATTCATTCTTCAGGCTCAGGTCTTCACGATTCATGCGCGAATAGATCGTAGAGCTTCCCCAGCGCAAGCTCCTAGAGCCTAGGCGGTCTGAGATTGTATTGTCGGCACGTAGAAGAGCGCCCTCTGTGGCGTTGGTGTCGTCAGAGTCAGGGAGCCACTTCCATCCCGTTGTGCGCTTAAACATCATCGGCATGGGGCAGCCCCTTACTCAGCCAGCTTATACAGTCTCTGCGTGTTGCCGTCGTCCTCTACTGCGCGGCTGGCGAACGTTGCATTGTTGTCCGACTTGTACCAAGTCTGGTAGTCAGCGTTTTGGTCAATCTTGAACGCGAAGCGCTGGAATAGCAGCCTCAGGAACTCGCCGTACGAAGATCCCTCGTCAGGCAGAGCGTCAAGCTCTCCCGGCGATCTCATCTCCCACGTACGCGGCCCCGGTGCCATGACATAAACTGAAGTAGCATCTGGAACATCTCCAATCCAGTCCGTGTCCACCTCAATTTCGCGAGTGCCGTCTACATCTGGATCTGCCCCACCCGTGTAGTCAACCGCGATCCTTGACTGCCCTGCGCATGCCCCGCTCAGGATAGCCACGATGTTACCGTTGTAATAATCATCGGTAGACGAAGACCCGGCGTCCAGCCTGATCTTGTTGGCGGCCTCTGTTGCCTGCGTTCTTGCAGCACCAACCCTAAGCCAGTTGCTCTCTAGGATAGCGTTTATGTCTAGGCCGGAAGCTCCACCAACGGCGCTGATGCCATGCCCGGTACCGTTACCTACGCATGTCAGCGCTGTGGCGTTCGTGGGTCCGTTAGTCGCGTCTAGGTCAACCTCGCTGAGTCTCTGCGCTGTCCTGATCTGGATATGCTGATCCCTGAACGTTGCTCCTGCTGACGTGACAACGATGTCAACTGTCTCAGCCTGCATCTCTGCGGCAGTTAGCTCAAGCCTAAATACTGGAGTGCTAGCTCCTCCCGGCTGCGTAGGAGCGTTGCTTGCGTTTGCTGGACCGCTCGTAACGCCAGCCTCTGTCGTCTTATAGACCTTGCACTGCGCAGCCGAAGGTGTCGTGGCTACGTAGTACTGGTCTGAGCCATCGGTAGCCTTGGTCTTGAGCGTGAACGTAACGAACCGCCCTGTACCATACTGCCCATCGAAATGAAGTGTCTGCATGAGATCCTCTGCTCTCGCTAATGCGCCCTGATCGACGGTTGTCGAAAAGGAAAGCTCGTCGCCATACCTAGTGACGATACCTGCTCCCAAGTCATAGGTTACCTTAACCCTGAAGTAGTACGTGGTTCCATTCGCCAGACCGTCTTGGCCAAACGCTACGTTCCTTGCGCCATCCCCAACCACGCCCTGCGTAGCCGTTTCTGCCGTGTACGTGCTCGCAGATGTACCATACTGGAATGATGCCGTGCAAGTAATAGTATTTGGGTCTATGGATGCGTTCATAACCGCATAAGTATCGGTTATACCAGTAGCGGCCAATGTGGAAACTTCAGGGTTGGCCGGTAGTGTTACCGCAGATCCAAGATCCCACGTTACGTTGGCTTCCGTAGGAGATACGGTACGACTTATTACGGCCTGAAACTGATATGTGGTTCCGCTCTCAAGCCCTGTTACTGTAGCTGAATACGTAAGACCGGCATATCCACTTAGTGCCCCAGAAGTTGTTGGCCAAGAGGTGTATACACTATCCGACAGCTTCTTGTATTGTAGAGTCAACGTGGCTGTTGATTCGTTAGTATTTGGGAACCATCCAACTACTATTGGGATTGCAGTCTTAGTAGATGAACCGAATGTCACCGCTCCCTGAGCCACGGGCTGAGCAATCGTCTTAAGACTCCACGGCTCGCTCCAATAACCCCACGCATAAGTCTTCCATGTAAATGTTGTGTCGCATAGAAGCCATGGGTTATAGATCGATGATCCGCCACCGCTGTATGACGTGATCGTCCCGCTTACCTTGGTCCCGTCATTGGAATTGTTGCCATACCTCCAAGACCAAACCTCAGAGCCGCTGCGGTAGACATGTATGCCCTTGAACCCCCACTCCCCATCTGTATTGCCAGCCCACCCTCCAACGAAAGAATACCTAACTGCTGGAAATTGGCTATAATACGGCGATCCAACCGGCGCTCCGCTCACTGGTGGAGCAACACCGATTGCGGAATCTACGGATTGAGAGGCGTTGTAGGTGTACATAGTTTACTGCCTGTACTTAAATGCTAGCACCCTCAGCGTGCCAGACGCTGGATACACCTTAGCCGCAGTTGGATTGAAGACAACCACACGAACTATGTTGGCCTCAGACACATGTCCTGAGATCAGCACAGCGTTGGTAGCCAAAGTAGTCAGCGACGGAATCACCATATCGCCAAACTCCGCTCCGGGCACGTCAATGGTTGTAGTTGCGTAACCACCAATGTCTACCCCAACGGTGCTTAAGTCCCACGTCTTGCTGGCAGCTACACCAGACGCTCCTACCGTTGATAGGGTAGACAGTGAAATCTGGTGGCCATTAAGTGTTCCGCCAGCCGGGTGTGTCTTGGATGTTGTGCTGACGCCAAATTCGAGATCTTGCGCCATAAGAGTTTCTACGATTACTGCCATGTTACCTCCTGAACGGCCTGCTGTAGCCGTAGTCTGCCGGGAAGTGCTCAAGGTAGTTATCCCTGATGCTCGTACGCTTGCTTCCCATAGCGATTACACGATCCCTATTGACTGTGTTCACACGGTTCTTTACACGATCTAGCGCTGCATTAAAACGCATCTTGAAGTGCTCAGCCAGCTTTGGGCTTTCGGCTTCACCCGGAGTGCTGTAGGCCCTATGTAGCGCCCACCATTGCATGTACTTCACGTACCGATCTGGAAGTTCAATCTCGCCTTCGTCTAGAGGCTTACCTAGCCTGTATAGCTCTACTCGCGTGTTGTTGTCGTCTTCAACAAGCTTTCTGATAGCTCCGTACTGCCCTCCGCAAGCAAAGTGCATCGGCACGCTGCGGACTACTCCATATGACCCCACCACCGGCTCCTGATCCATGTCGTATGACGTAAGCACTCTAATGGGTCCATACGTGCCTGTAAAGGTCTCAGATTCGGCCTCAAAAGCCGGAATGTTGACAAGGCGCAGCATCTGCCAGCCGTCCTGATCCATCTGGTACTGGAAGACCCCACCCTCAAGCGTCTGGTAGGCCACTCTGGTCAGCCTGTTGTAGCGGTCATGCTGTGGCGATAAGCGCAGCCAATGGTGGGTTACGCGGTCTACCGACACGTAGCCCTCTGGCAGCTTGCGCAATCCAGTCTTGGTCGGCGTGTGGCCGTCCTCTGTCATGTAGTCGGCGTCTGATGGGCGCGTGTGGTTGGAGATCAGGGCCTCGCCATCCATGAATTCAGCATCTGATTCACGGGTGCAAGTGAAGCGCTGCAAGACGTGACCGGCCATAAACTGCTTCTCAAACTCGCGAGTATAGTTTGCCGTGTACGGCTTGGATTCATACATCTCCATATCGAATAGGCACTGCGTCTCACGGGTAATGCGGTCATAACCATCTTGCAACCAGTTGCGCAACAAATCACGGGAGAACTGCTCTCCGTCCGTATCGTCAAGCATCCTGCGCAGCGTGTTGATGGCTTCATCTGTGGAGATCATTACACCCTCCGTGCGCCCATACGAGCCGACCGATCACGCCGCATCCTGTTCTCGCCCATATCCTTCAAGCTTGGCAAGGTTTGATCGGAGAAGCGCTTGTAGTACAAGAGCGACTTATCGGCCTCCTTACGTTCTGCCAGAAGTGCATACATCATGTAGTTCTCAATAGCAGTATGGAAGTCAGGCGGCAAATCTGGGATACTATCTGTGCCTGATACCTTGCCACCGTTGACCTCAACGTGCGGCATCAATGCGCTGTACCAGATCTTCAATGGATGTACATCATCTTCAGCCACCGGGTACGCCCCCAAGAACCACAAGCCTCGCATAAACCACCAACGACTATGCTCAGCCCTGCGCTCCCAGAACCGTCCAATACTATTGTCTAGTTCACGTACACTGGTTGGGTTTAACCATTTCCCACTGTGCGGGTTGTAGACAGACGTAATCCTCAAAAATGTTGGTGGCAAAGTGCCGCGCAAGTCAGCATACAGAGCATTCTTCCTGCGCTTCACATAGACAGACTTCTCGTAAACCTCAGTGAGTTCACTGATCTCATCGAGAGCATCGTTATACACACGCACGTAGTCATCAAGCGCGAAGAACTTTTCGTCAGGATCTTCGATAGCTTGGCGTACGCGGTCTATGATTTCAGTCGCAGTGGACATGTGCGCCCCTTACTGCTGCCCCTGCTCGCGCTTCTTCTGGGCCGCGATAGCCGCATCCCCAGCCTGCTGGCCCGTGAAGATCGGCGCTGGTGTCGCCTGCGGTGCCGCAGGAGCAACATCCTTTGCCCCCGGCAGAATGCTAGACAACCATCCGATCAACATGTCACCGATTCCGCCACCCTGTGCTGGAGGGGCCGGTGGTGGCGCGGGCGACCCCGGTGCCATCTCACCCGGCCTTACGGCAGAGTTCGGGTCTAGCGCTGGAGCATCATCAATTCCCAGTGATCTGCGGTATGCGGCCAATTCATCATTGGACATCTCGCTGATTGGCTTGTTGGGCGTTGCCGGTGCTGCTTGTCCCAGTAACATGTTTGCGATTGGTGATCCCATCTCTTATCTCCTTGTTTGCCAATGCAACCTTATTCGCACTGGCCTTAAGTTCCCTGTCTCGCTGTCTACGAGCCTTACTTCTTCCCACGTACACTCCTCTTGACTGCACGTTCTGACTCAAGCGCAACGATACGCTGCTTCCATTCATTGGCTTCATTATCGTGCTGCCCAACATGCTCCTCTGCCTTCTTGGCAGACGCAGCCGTGATCAGCACGTTGGCCTCAAGCCTTGCCAATGCCTTGACCATTTCCTGAATCTCACCATTCGGCATCTTGGCTTCCATCGAAGCAATGCGCTGCAAGACGGCCTCAGCGAAGATTCTCTGCGCCTCTGAGATGGCCTCTACCTTCCTCCAGAAGATCTGCTCTTCTTTCTTGACGTGATCTGCAATTTCTTCCCTAATTTCTCCCAGTCTGGCATCTCCCGCTCCTACGTGCGATTCATACTTAGCAAGCGTCTGCTTGATGATGTCCACATCAGTGCGAAGCGTTCCATGCTCGACATGTAAGGAAGCGATACTCTTGTCCTGCGCGTCCTCTCCACGCTTTAGGAAATATGCGATAATGGCAGCAAAGAAAGAGAAGCAGGCACCTATGGCACCAAGCGCCAGACTCACTACGGCAAACCACAATTCAGGCGTCATGGTGCCACGCCCTTACTGATGGTCTTCGCGGTAGAAGAACTTATACGCCTTGTGTAGTACGCCCACCACAAACAGTCCAGCGCCGCCAACCTTACCAACGGTGGCTACGCATACTGCTGTGGTGCATAGGGCGGCCACAAGCGGTACGCCAGCGACAAGATACGAGACTAGGGAAACAAGCGCCCCCATCCAAGTCTTCTTGCCATTCATGAAATCCCAAAACTGCGTCAACTTGTCCATCGGTACCCCCGCTGCCACGGCCCCAATTTTCATCCACCATGCTGGGCCGGGTTCATCCGGTGGACACTCGCCGTGGCGAGAATTCATGTACTTATGCGCTGCTTTCTGCAATTTGACCAAGTCTTCAGTGGGGAATTCCTCGCGAAGCTTTCTAAACTCTTCCCACCATAGAATTTCCCACTCGCGCTTAGTCATGGCAGCCTCAGCTATTCCTTATTATACGACTACTCGATGTCGATCCTATTGCATGCTGTCTTGCCGTCTGCCGCGCAGACTTCGATCCAAATACTACCCTCACAGTAAGCTTGGAAGGCGTTATCCGGGTTGATCACGGGCTGACCATTAGAGCAATGAAAAACAGGGGCGGGGCCACCCAGCCCAACCCGCTCGCAAGCCACTCGCTCCTCACACTTATAACCGGGACACTCGCTGCGGGCTGGACAGTGCAACCTGTTAGTGAACCCACAGGCGTCACAATACCTGCTCACTTGAGTCCCGTCCCACATCTCCGTATCTCCGTTGTAAAACAACGGTGTGGTGTCATACCACTTGTTGTGCTTTTTGATGTTGATACGGTCCACCCTTGGGGTAACTGGAGACGTGCATCCGTCCTGCGTCGGAGGCGGCGTCGGTGTGGTTCCACCGCCCGCTGGGATGACTAAAGCACAACCCTTGCAGGGCCAATCTGCCCTGAACGAGTTGGTTCCCTCGATTACACATCCATCTCCGAAGTAAACTGCGTGAATCTCAGTATACTCTCCGGTCTGAGGGTTCTTAACGCTTACGCTATCGCCTTCATTGTCCCAGTCCTGAGGCCCCACAACGCATCTACCGGGATAAAGCTCGCGCCACTTGTTGACGATCATGTTGAGCGTCTGCCTCTGGAGGGTCTCATCTGGCGATGCCTGCCCGCACCTGTTACCCACTGCCGCAATAACCTTCTGATACTCCGGGTACATTAGGAAGGTTGGCGGCTTAGCCTCTCCCCAGCCCGGATCGGTGTAGGATGGGGCGCATGCCTGAGTTGGTTGCGGTGTAGGCGTAGGTGCAGGCGTAGGAGTAGGCGTTGGAGTGGGTGCCGGAGTGGGAGTCGGAGTAGGCGTTGGCTCAGGAGTAGGAGTCGGCATAGGTGTTGATGTTGGGGTTGGAGTAGGGTTTGTTGCACATGCCACCTCTACAGCAGCCTTCGCAGCCTTGCAAGCTGCGCTCTCCGGCTGCTGACACGCTAACTCCTCAGCGGCCTTTGCCGCCTTGCACTTGTCGGTATCAGAACAACTGCCCATCCCCATCAACAGCACTCCCGCCATAAGCGAGAGCATTACGAAGTCGAATCTCTTCATGCTAGTTCTCCTGTCTCCATGGCCTTAGCCATTCTTTCCGCACGTCCGGGCGTCTGCTGCGCCCACTTGGAGCCACGCATACCCTTAGCAGCGAGAGCGTAATCCCCAGTCTTTACGGCCTGCAAGGTCTTCCTGAACGACAGTAGACCAGCCACACCCATCTGGAATGCCATGGCCTGCAAGATGGTCCTGCGAGTTTCGTCAAGCTTGGAAATCCACGGGATCTCTGCGCGAAGCTCCTCGTACTTCCTAGCCACCTCGCTCCTGAGGAGATACATCCCCTCTTCCTTGGTGATGCCTCCTCCACGCCTCTTGTCTATCAGCGTGCCGTAACCGATAGTCCAAAAGCCAAGGTGGTCCTGATACGCATGGGGGATAAACCCCTCCTCACGTACCAGAAGTTCTTCTAGTGTCATTATTCTGCTGGTCCAAAACTAGTCTTCTGGCTCCATGGATACTCACCAGAAACAAACCAAACCTTCTCGTAGATCTTGTCGCTGTTTGGCTTGTTTGGCGTTGCTCCAACCCCAGAAACCACATCTTCACCGCATGGAACAATGACTGGCGTTGCAGATGGGTTGGTGTCCACGTTGAAGCGCACAAGCTCGAAAGGAAGCTTTCTGTACGTTACGCTCCCACCCCTCTCAGTCATAACAGAGTAAATCGCTGTCCAGCGGTTGCCGGACTGTGCATAATCAGCCATATCATCCTCCCGCCCTCTATGGGCCTACACCATAAGGTTACCCTAATCGAATGCGACCATGCGCTCTAGGCGTGGCAAAGCCTTAGGCCAATGCTGCTCACACCATGGAGCCACAACTCTTGCCAGAAACAGCTTAAAGGTGTACCTAACAACCGACGGCTTGAGCCATCCGAAACCAGTTGGCCACCCCGGAGTATATTTCGAGCTTCCGCACGCGCATACTACTCCATTGCTCTCAGGGCCAGATAGGAATGCCCTAACCTCTTGCTCCCGCGTGATAACAGCATGGCACTTATAGCACCGATAAAAGTCGTAGCAATTATCATCTGGAGTCTTGCTATACTCCGCGAACACACTGCTGTCTGCTATCTTCCCCACTTCTCCCTCTCTTCCTTTTTTGGCTCGCTCTTGTCAAAGAGACTAAGCTCGCTCAACGCTTTCACGTAATGCTCCTTGGTGATCACCTCTGGATCTCCAAGGTGTCCAACCTGTACTTCTGTATTGACGTATAGTTGCACTCCAGCCTTGATGGCTAGGTGGCAAAAACTTAGATCCTCGCCAAATCCACCAGCATCTCTGCGGTCTGGGAACCACCCAGTACGATCATCGAAGTCTGGGTGATCAGCGATCTTCTCTATCACATCCAGCCCCGTCCATACGATGCCGAATCCACACCCACCGGTAGGCGCGAAGACATTTGGCGGGTAATCCATGGCTGACCTGAACGTCTTCGCCCGCTCATCCCATTCGTAAAAAACTGGACGGTGAAGCCCGCCCCTCTGATGATAGACGCCTGTTACGAAGCTCGCGTTGAACTGTCTCGCTGAGGCCAATAGGCTAAGGAAAGTCTTCGGTGGCATTCTGATATCTGAGTCCACCCAAATGATGCCATCCGCCAAGTCCTTCCCACCCTCCAGCATCGCCTGAGCTACCTTGTTACGTGCAGCAGAGAATCCCATCCTATCCGGCGAGGAATCTCCACCCCACATCAGCCCGTTGTTGGACGCAACCATCATGGCCGTCCTTACATCTTTTTGGCACGCTGGATCAATTGGGCCGTAAGATGGCACGGCCAGAATCGCCCGCATTCCATCTAGCGACTTACTACCAAGCATTCGATCTCCTTATTGGCTTATGTGCCTTGAGGCTGAAATACATTTGCTCACCCTTATAATCAACGCGAGTCTTCTCAAAGTCCCCATGCCACACAGACCTGAAATCAGTCATGGCCGTTATACCAACTTGAATATAGTGTGGCTGACTGAGGTAGATAAAGCTGGCCTCACTAATCACACGGCTATGCGATGGGTCGCCCCATGCCCACTCGCCGTTCCACCTTGGACACGATCCAAGTAGGCTACCACCGGGCTTCAGAAGCCTATAGATCTCAGCAAAGTGAGAGAAGAATGCCTTGTAGTCCCCCTGAGCGCCAAGATGCTCCAGTATTTCGTAGGCATGGATCTCATCGAATGAGTTGTCCGGCATTCGCTTCGCTGGGAACGGCCACCTACGCGGGATAGACCATGGAATGTCGTTTAAATCCCACACTATGTCTGTGTGATGCGATGGTTCAATGTCCAGAGTAGTAATCTCAGGTCGATCTAGGCCGTCTATAGCAAGCCTTAGCTCGCGGCTTCTCCCAGACCCAATCAACAGCGCCTTACGCATTAAACCCTCGTACAGTTATAGCAGAAATCATACTCTCCTGCCCTGTTCTCGATATGAGCCACCCTGAACTTGAGGTATACGTCAGAATTGTAGATCTCCCGAATGGTCTGAGTCTTCAGGTCGCCAAAGATCTCCGTCTTGAGTGGCCTGAAGCAGCATGGCGTGACTGTCCCATCCCATAACACGCTTAACTGCTCTACCGCCCTAACGCAACAAGCGTTCGGATCGAACGTGTTGTAGGGGTCGAAGCCCTCTATCCTACGGTTAGCCCCAGCCCAATCTCTCTCTACGACAACCTGAGCGATCCCTTCCATCAAGTCTGGCCTGTGCTTGATCCCCCAAATGAGGTAGAACTTGATCTGGTCGTCCTCAGTAAACGAGTCTCCATTCACTACAGCCTTGACTAGTAGGTTGATCCCGCCACTCTTCCTCGCGTAGTTGATGTTCTCCACTACAGTGCCGTACTGGCCCTTAATGCCCATTATCCTTTCGTGCTGCTCTGCGCGAACGGCATTAAGAGATACGCTAAGGGTCTGTAGCCCCGCCGCCTTGAGAGCCTCATACTTTTCCGGGGTCAGGAACACGCCGTTCGTGTATAGCTCCACAGGCCAACCCGGTCGCACTTGCTGTGTGTATGCAATCCTTTCCACTAGGTGCTTATCTAGAAGTGGCTCTCCAAGTGCCGAAAAAGCCCATGACGAGATCTCAGGTATCGTCGCCGCCTCATCTGCTATCTTCTTGAAAAGCTCCATGCTCATAAAGCCTTTTGGCATGGCCATAGCGGGTGCCGAAGAGTACGGGCAGAATGAGCATCGGCCATTGCAGACGTTGGTGGTAGCGCAATGTAGCTGTATGGGCATTTAAACCTCAGGGCATTGTAGCATGCATACAAATAGGGTTGGGGCAAAAATAAAGCTCTCCAACCGAAGGGTTACAACCCCTCGATTGGAGAGCTTCTTGATTGTTACTAATTCGCACCTTACAGAGCGCGGATCAGAACCTTCTTGGTGGTCGCAGCGATTGCGCCTGCGGTAGCCGTAGCATACGTCTCTAGGGCGTATACGAAACCGCTCTTGCCATCACCGGCAACGCTGCCAGAGGCTCCACCTAGAGCGTTGGTGGCTGCCAAAGGTAGCAGGATGTTTCCAACCGTCTGGGCCGTCGTGATGTCGTTCGACACCTTGGCGGCAGCGCAGTACCCGTGTACCTGAACCTTGCCGTATGCGGAGTTGGCAATAGCTTCGGCTACGATCCCACGGAAAAGGCTGAGCGTTGCAGCAGCGGCTACCGTTACGCGGACACCGTCTGCGGATGCGCCACTGTCCCAAACGCAAGCATCGCCAGCGGCGTATGCTGCACCGGAAACGTTACGTACTACTGTGAAGACGGCGTCGTCGTCTTCACGCTGAAATGCATGGAAGATCATGGTCTTATCTCCTACCCAGACTCAGCAGCCAATCTGCCTATCCGGGCTGTGGATAGAGCGGGGGGAATCGGCATTATTGCCTATCCCCCCTGACTCAATTGTTACGAGGCCGTGGACAGCGTGATGCTGCCCATGACACCGCTCTTGTCACGACGGCTCACCCAGTGCGCACCGTACCACTGGATGATCGAGGTCTCGCCAGCGCCGTTAGGAGCGCGGACAAACTCGCCCGGAGTGAAGTCAGCACCGGAGTACACGGTTACGCCCAAGTACTTGGTGTTGGCTGCGTAGATGGTTCCCTCTGTCATTGCTGCGCCGACAGTGTTGTTGGCTACGTCAGGTACGAACTGATCGAAGACCAAAGGCGAACCATTGAGGCGGATAGCCTTCCAAGGGAAGTCTACTTCCTCGTAGTCGGTGAAGCGCTGCAACGAACGCAGAGCCGCACTGATCAACTCGTAGGTGGATAGCGATGCGACGAAGAGGTCTGGTCCCGGTCCTGCGCTCATGGAGCACAGGTTGATCAGGTGGTCAACCTCCTTTAGCAATGCTGCATAGCTGGTTGCAGCCGAAGCCAGAGCAACGTTCTTCCACCACGTCTCCGTAGTAGAGTTGATCTGTCCGACAGTGCCCGTACCAGTTGGCGTGTTCGTGGTGAGAGGAGCGCCTGCTCCAGTGTAGTTGATCATCAGAGGAATCGGCTCTACGAACGTCGATCCGTTAACGGCAGACGTGCGAGCAGTCGTTAGGCTGGATCCGTCTACTGCACCGTGGCCCTGCATAAGCCAACGGCCAAAACGGTCCTCAAGACCGGACATTGCCTGCTCAGTCTTACTCTTCAGCAAGTCGAGGGCAGCGCCCTTGTTCTGTGCCCTTTCGAAGTCACCGATGGTGATCGAAGAAGCCATACGTGCCCAGTCGAAGAAGGCCGGGGTCTGACCGTCAGTAGGAGTTACGTCTACCTGACCAACGCCGTTCGGGCCGAAGGTGTCGATAGGAGCGAACTCATACATGAGGGGTACGCGGTAGCGGTCGCCAAGCTGGCTGACAGACTTCCAGTTACCGCTCTTCTTGTACTTGAAGTAGAACGGGTTTGCCGTGGTGATCTGGTTCTGGATCACTGGGCGGATCTTGTCAAGCAGCGCAGTCAACCGCGCATTGTAAGTACGCGATAGAGTGGTTGCACCCATGTGTTTATCTCCATGAGAAACGAAGTACGAAACAGGCTAAGCGGAGATTGTGGGCGCTTCCTGTTGCAGCGACACCACAAGGGTTTGAACGTCTCTCCTTGGTCGCTGCGTGTCGTCTCCGGTACAGCGTCTAGGCAGTTGCTTGCGGTCGCTTCAGGGGGCTGTGTCTCTGTGTCGCCCCACAACCGTGTTGTGTCGCCTCGCTGTCCGTGGACCGTTCACCACGAACCCGTCATACTCAGTTGAACAGAGCCATATCACTATGTCAAGTATAAGTACCAAGAAAAAACGGCCACCCGATATTTCGGATGGCCGGTCTTGGCCGGATTTGGCCGCTGTCCACGCTACGCGGACAACGATGTATTGTGGACAGGGGTGGTTAGCGGCCCTCTTCAGCCTCGATTTCAGCCATAGCGAAATCTAGAGCTTGCGATACGCTGGTTGCCTTAGCCACCTTCGACTCAGGCTTGACCTTGCTACCGCGCCCAGACACACCGCTTGGCTCACGATCCTTGCGATTTGCCTCGATCTTGCGGGCGAGCTTCACGCTCTCCGGGTTAGCCGTCTTAGGCTTAGGCGCGGCCTGTCTGGCGAATCTAGCCGACACGATGTCGTACAACGTCTCTAGATACTCCGACGGGTTCATATTGCCGGGTACGATCTTGCCAGAGTTGCCAAGGTCTACGATGGCCGCTTCCATCTGCGGCGTAATGTCCTTATGGCGAGACTTGAATGACTGCTCTTCGCCATACATCCTCGCCTGCTCATTCTGGGAGACTACACGACCCAGAGCATCACGCAGAGGAGCAACCTCCGTAGATAGCTTCTGACCAAAGCGAGCCTCAGCCCACTTGTCAAAGACGGCCCGCACCTTCGGGCCAATCTGCTCGCCAAAGAGATCTTCTAGCTCCTTGCCGGGATCTTCCGTAGTAGCAGGCGCGGCGGCCTTTTGCTGCGGAGAAACAACGTCCACACCCAACTGCTGGGCAATGGCCTTTAGTACGCCGAATGGATCCTGCTTGTAGGCGTTGCCAAGCTGTACCAACTGAGAGTGCTCAGTCGTCTTGGCGGTATAGCCCTTCATCAGGGACTTGCGTAGCCTATTGAGAGTGGGGTTGGCCTTAATCTCAGCCAACTGCTCAGCCGTAAGCTGCTCAAAGATGTCGCTCGCATCCTCTTCGTCAGCCTCCTCCTCGACTGCCTCTTCCTCGACCTCTTCGGACTCTTCGGCCTCGTCCTCTTCGGCCTCGTCCTCTTCGTCTAGCAGCGTACCTTCTGGCTGCTCATCCCCGGTCTCCTCGCTGGTGGTCTCTTCGGTTGTCTCATCCGTGGATACTTCCTCTTCTACGACTGCATTGATAGCATCACTTATCGATAGTGCCACAAGTCCTCCCTAAGACTTAGAAAAAGCCCCCCGATTGAGGGCTAAACTGATTGTACAGCATGCCGCTTACGTTTCTGGGGCGTCTCCCCAAATTATTCCTACGATCATGAGAAGAAGCCGCCGGGTCGCTCTTGGTCAAGGCTTCCATATTAGGCGCTTGCTGAGGTGCAGGCTCCGATTGTGCCGGTGGCTTGACCGCTGGAGAAGCTGCATTAGCCTCTTCGCTGTTCTTCTTACTAGCATCAAACCCGGAGTTGAAATCACCCTGCCCCCACCACAGCCCACCACTATTAAGCGTCTGAGCCTTGGCCGTTTGGTTCCCGCCAGTCATGTCGGCATTTGCACCAGTCCCGCCAACGGCACGATCTTCGCCTAATCCAAAGATATTATTACCCTGCCCGTATGTCGAATTTTGCCCTGTATTGAATTGGTTGATAAGCATGTCCTGCATCGGGTTGCCGGTCATGGTCAGATTGTTGCCAAACGTTACAGGCTCCGGTGGCTTTGCTGGCTGACCCTGAGCACCCGGTTGGTTCTTGCGCCCACCGGGAGTCCAGTTGCCGTTCTCATCCATAATTCCGGCTTCCATATAGCCCTTGTTGCTGTTGTCTGGCTTCTCAACGCAACCTGAGCCATCTTCGGCTTGATACGGCCTATCTGGGGGGCACTTGGCATCGTACTTATCCTGCCAAGCCATCCACTGATTGAATGCCTGCTCACGGCTCATGGAGTTCTTGGACTGTTCGTCAAAGCCCTCGATATGCTCCATGCTCCAGCGTGCCCTCTGCTCTGGAGACATGTTGGCGGTTATGACGTTATTACCGCCTATCTCTGCGCCCCAAGCCTGTATGCCAGCTTGCTCTGGCGTCAGGCTACCCCAGTTCGTACCCGGAGCGAACTGTGGTGCGCCCGGATTTTGGGTCTGAGTTGGCGAGGTACCAGTCTGCTGTTGCTGTTGTTGTATCGGAGATGGTGGACTATTCTGCTCAGCCATCCAAACGTCAAACGACCCGCCCGGACGGCCCATCTGCTTCCACTGTTCGTAGGGATCCATGGGCTACTCCTCACCTTCGATGATAGCACTGCCCAATAGTTTGAGCATCCTACCCTTAGCCTTCCAACTCATCTTCTTAAGTCGCTTCTGAGTGGCCGCCTCGACCTCTTCTTCAGTCCATGAGGGGTGATCGACGTGCGTTAGCTCATGAACCATAGTCTCTAGGAGCGAGCTACTTCTAGGATCTATCCAGATAGTACGCCCCCTAGCATTGCCATGCAGATATGCGCCAGCCTCACGCACGACCTTGTCGCGCAAGAAGAGTGGGGCAAAGATGATGCGGATAGCTGGCCTCACTAGCTAACCCCTTACGCTAAGGCACTACGACTTCTAACACTTCTGTCCAGTCGATTTCACGGGCGTCTTCGGGTCCGTAATTAACCGACTTGCGAATCCTCTTGCCGTCTCGATCCATCTCAAAGTTGACCACGTAGCCCTTGCCTGCTGGACTCTCGTAGACATCTATCCAGTAGTCTAGACCAACCTTCACCTTGTCCTTGATCTTGGTTTCCTTGGCAACATCGGACGGCTTCCCGCCACCCTTGAGGACTTGGAAGTGCTCACCCTCTGCGTCAAACTCCTTGACTACCTCATCCACAAACGCATAAGCATCAGCGTCCTCTGGATCTAGGCGAGTATCTGGCTGCTTAACGAATAGCGCCTTAAAGCGCTCCCATAGACTAGTCGAAGGCATAGTATTTCCCCTTACCAAGATTATACAATTCGGCACGCTCGTCGGCGGTGAGGACGCGGTCCCAGATGGCGACTTCGTCCACGCTCGCGCTAGAGTAAACGCCGTTGATTCCAACGCCGATGAACGGAGTTGTGTTGAAGTTCTGGAGCGTGCCAATGGCTCCGGCTCCAAGCTGTACTCCGTCAAGGTACGAC